TCAGGATACTTTCTGCATATGAGAGTCTGCGTCAACAGCGTTTCTTCTTGCTTCCTCATTTTCCTTTGTTCTTTTATATACTTTTCGTGGTTTATCAACATGTATGCTGTTATTGGGATTAGGAACAGCGTTATTCTTTTTCTTCTTACTGAAAACAAATGCGTCAGTATAGATTTCTTTTGTTTCAGTTTCTAAGAATAGGGTTCTTCTTTCACTTTTTGACATAGCTGAATAACTTTCTGGATACTGTTCTATTTCTGCGCAAAGATTGCGAGCGTTGCTCAACTGTTCTTTACGTTTCTGATCCAGTTGATGACTCATTCCTTTAGCGAAAATGTTAGAGTTGATATAGAGATGACCATGATGCTCGACGAGTATTCCTTTCTGTCTGAGTTTTTTAAAAATGTTAGACATATTACCGGAAGCGATATTCAATGCTTTGCACAGCGATGATTGTGAAAGATTGATCAGATTTCCAAACTCCATATACTCCAAGATATAGGTTAATACACGGAATTCATTCTTGGATATATCAAGATCAGAGAAAACACGAAAGTTGGAAGTAAAAGCAAATACATAAGGTTGTGAAAACGAAATAGCTTTATCTTCCTCAGAAGAAATAACTGTTGTTGATTTTATTTCTTTGTTTTGTAGTAAGCGTCTTGCGATATCAATCTTTTGCTCGGTAGTTAATGATTCAAATAAGTGTAATAGATCAGCATCTGGTGTATTCATATTATTCCCTCTTATTATTTTTGTTATATCTGTTTTAATACTATGCAAAAAAGTGAAAGTCAATAGTAGAACTATAAATAAAATAGAAAGTATATTTTTATGACAATGTTATATGTTAAAAAAACTATGTTCGAACATAGATCTTGCTATGTTCGAACATAGGACGGATCTATGTTTGAACATAGGAGTTTGCTATGTTCGAACATAGGAAAAAAGTTGTGAAGCCGCGATTTTACTGGTCCGGGACTATGCTTATAATTAAATAATTAGTAAGAAGTTAAGAGAGTCCAGTTTTACTTTTGCGTTATGTTTTAGTGGTTTTACAGAGGGTATTGTATTCCTTAATAACTGCTATCAGCGAAGTGATTGTTTCGAACAATCACGAACCGCTGCTTTTATTGTGAGAGCTTAATTAAGATTTCTTTTGTTTTATTAGCGTCTACGCCGCGATCTTTTTTTGGATAAATCCATCATTAACAGGGGCAAGCCCTGTCCAGCAAAGTGATTGTTGCCAACAATCACGAAGTGCTGCTACCAAGGATATAGTTTTCCTATGTGTTTAAGAGCAAATGCTATATGTCAGAGGGAAGATGGTATATTCAAGCATAAGATCTGAGTTCTAACTCGGTGGAGGGAATGATCTTTATACTGATCGCTTTATTTTCCATTGATAAAATATTAATAACTTATAAGTGAACAAGAAAAATAGTTTTATACCAGTATCAGGGGCGTAGCCGTGCGCCAGCACAATGGATGTATTTTCAAAAAATAATAATTGAATGTATCAGGTAAAAATAAATATCAATAAGCATAAGTAAGAGTGTTCTATAAACTGTTAATAAACCGCACAGGAAGCTTGGTAAGACCTTGGGAACAGAAATATAACACATATAACCATCTTCACACTTAAAGCTCTTATAACTGATTACAGGCACTAATTTTATATGGAAAAAATTATTAATTGAAAAAACATCTTTAACAGGGGCAAGCCCTGTCCAGCAAAGTGATTGTTGGCAACAATCACGAAGTGCTGCTACTAAAGATATAGTTTTCCTATACATTTAAGAGCAAATGCTATATGTCAGAGGGGGAATGCTATGTTTAAACATAGGATCCGAATTAAAATTTAAAAGGAAAATAGAACTGACTATGATCGAATACATTCGCTTATTACTTCATAGTAGTAAAATACAAAATGTCAGTTTTAGGGCGTAGCCGTGCGTAAGCACAGAGATAAAGATCTTTTCAAAAAGAAGTTTAATAATCAGTAGTAAAATCATAAATTAAATAAAAATATATTTGATTTTTACGCTTACGATAGAGTATTAAACAGTAATAAAATAATAAAAGGAAAATACAATGAACAATATCAAAATGATCACACTCTTCCATCCACATGACAAAACACCATTTATGATCTGTATTGTAAGCAAAGTAGAAGATACAGAACACGGATTGAAATTAACCCTTGAAAACGGCAACAACATTTGTGTCAATAATTATAGTCATTATCTTTTATCAGATTCTGTAAGTCGTTGTGATAAAGACAGGTTGAAAAATATTTATATTCGCTTGGTTTCAGAACTCACACAGATGAGTGAAGAAACTATAAAATCACAGATGTTATAAAATATTTATCAAAATATCATAAATATTTTTGATATTACGACTGGTTGCATGGTATTAAATAAAAACAATAACAGGAAAAATGTCATGCGGAAAATAAAAACAAAGATCTATATACCTACAACTTTAACAGGAAACATGGGTAGACACTATATCCCTGTTTTAGAGGATTTAAGAAAAACAATATACAGCGACAGAATATTATCAAGGCTTGCAGATAGCGGCAATATTGTTATCCACAGTTCAGTTGGGTATCCGGTTGCTAAATATAAAAACACGGGGATTAGCATAGGCATAGAACCATTAAATCCAATGATAAGACAAGATCTAACTCTTGGATATATCGTGGTAATCAGAAACGGAAAAGCATCACAGGAAGTTAATGGTTTACTTAACAGGTCATTGCCAAAAGCGATAAGCACTTTTAAGGACCATATTAATGAATATGAAGCAGCAAAAAGTAAAATGCTATAACAACCTATGATCTGGTAAAATATTTAATCTGATAACTACAGGAGGAGGATGAGCGATGGAAGGTCAGTTAATTTTTTGTTCCGATTCAATACTACGGTTTCAGTCCGATTACGATGAAACCGCTGCCGTTCCATTGCTATCCATCCAGAACGTCATAGCCGATACCGATCCGTTCTTTCTTCTCCGTTTCTTCCACCATACCGTTCTGATTGAAGAAGGAACAACGCTGGCAAGTATCTTTCTGGCAATAGAACCGTGGAAGGCTTTGTTAGCGGCTTATCTGGACAGAGATGTTGGTGCTTATATAGATGAGGTAAGAAAACCGTCCGGGCCAACGACATGGGATATTGAATGGATTGGGATTGATCGCCGTAGCATGGTTTACCGCGCTTATAAACGTCAGGAGATGCAGGATGGAGAGGATTTTTCTGACTATTTAAACCGGGAACGCGTTCTGACAGATGAATTTGAGATTGAAAGTGGCTGTGAGGCTTCTGGCTTCATTAAAGGTGATAAAGAACGATGGAGCATCAGTGGTGATGTTCACGAGATAAAGAATCTGCCTGTAATCCTCTATAGCAAACAGACATTGATGACTTCACCGAAAGACGGTTTGTTGAAGAAAAACATATCGGGTGTGAAGAGTTCGAAGCACAGTTGCTTCATTTATGGCGATACCTCGTTTTCTTTCAGTGAGGTTATGGAAGCCATCTTCATTAGCGGGCTGTTCTTCTATGCACCAAAAGACGCCGCCAGCAGTCTTGATGAGCTGAAAGCGAGTCTGGCTGAACTGGAAGAAGAACGCGCTGAAAATCCAAATGCGGAGTCGACTGGCAATGAAACAGATGAAGAACCTACCATCGTTGTAGCCGAAGGTGCATTTGATTCGCTCGCTGCTCACATGGAGTCTGAAAAAGCGGAGTGGCAATCCATTAAGAAGTTATGCCAGCAAGAAGGTGGGCTGCCCATACGCATTGGCAACATTAAAATGTCTGAGTCTATTCAGATTATACCTTAGTTGATATTTTTACTAAAATGTGAATGCTAAATCATAGAGTGGAATTTAATAATGTATAAAGAAGAAAATAAAAATATAGCTCGTAAAAGTGTTTTAAAAGCTGCGATTGAGGCGCTTACTTTGTGTAGAAAAGACTCGACTTTAGCTCCTAAAGACTATATTCGAAAAGTTAAAGCGTTTTATAGGAAAGACGAGAGTGATCCACGTGCGTTTATTGTTGATGAGTTATCGGAGGAAACAATAATTCGGTGGGAGGAATTCTATGATTCAGTGATTCAGGATAGGACTGCACGTAGTATTAAAGTCGCATATTTATCTGGGCCTAACCCTGAAAATGATTTAACTGAAATGACTGATATGGGGCTTTTGCCAGAAAATATTTGGGCATTTGAAAGTGATGCTAAAATATATAATGAGGCTGTAATTTCAGCACTTTCTTCAAAATTTCCGTTTATAAAATTAATTAAAGCTAATGTTGGGGATTTTTTTGAGGTGTCACCGCAGAAATTTGATCTTATATATCTTGATTTCTGTGGGCCATTGCCGAGTAAGAAAGCTGGTCAGAAAACATTAAAGGCAATAACATCAATATTAAAATATCATGCGCTTTCACCTCTTGGTGTTATGATAACAAATGTAAGTCTACCGTCAAAAGAACAAAACGCGAATGAACATAAAAATATCGTAAATTTAGTTGCGAGTTATCTCTATCCAAAATCAACACTGGAGAGTAATAATCCTGAATGGAACTGTACTGATGGTGCAATTTCTGAAGGTTATAGCCTTGATGAGTGGCATAAAAAAGTTGAATGTGAAATTGAAGATTTCTATGGGCAGTATATAACGAGATTATTAGTTGATCTGATTTCGGTGATCTCTCCATATGATAATTTCACCTCATCGCATTCTTTATATAAAAATATGTTTAAAATTTCTAATTACAACGATCTAACTAAAAGCGCAAATGATTTATTTCATTTTGATAGTAATGGGAATGGTGGGGATATTATAGTTGATTCAGGGCTATTTCCAATCCTTTGGACAATTGCATCAATAGATAAAAAATACAATAATAAAGATAAGAATTACTATCAAGATATTTATTGCGATGATGATTTTAACGATTATGCTCAGTCTTTTTTATCGCAAATGAGTGCTAATGGTAATGCTCATGATTTAATAAAAAACATTTCTAATATGCACTTTCTATTAAATGAAGGGCGTACAGAGAATAATTTCTATAGTGATTCTCTGCGAAATCTCAATAAAATAAATTGGTATCAAAAAGTTTATCCATTTTGTGATCTTTTTTTGTTTCATCAAATTAAAGAGGTTTTATTCAGACAGTTATCCGTACCTTATCATGTAAATATGGAAAAAACACTGAGATGGAAATACAAAGCAAAAGACACCAATATGTATATGGATATGTTGGTGCTTGATGAATGTCGTTACCTATACGATTGGATGCCTTCACTTGATATGTTTTATAGTGGGATGATGGATATCGAGAGGCAATTTAGTTTTAGGTTTATTCTTGATGCTGTAGCTAAGCATCGAATGGTTTATAATAATGAATTCTTTTATGGGACTGCATCTGTTAGTAAATTCGAAACTGATTATGTTGAAAAAGTATTGAGTGTTAGAAAGAATATAATCTAATCATATAGAGTAAGATCACTTCCTTGGGAAATGATCTTACTCATGAAGTTAGTTTTCATAAAAATAAAATGAAACCACTAATCAATCATACCTCGTGTAACTTTACTGGCTGTCTGACTAAAATTATAACGTTCCACAACATCACCTTTAAACCAGATATCCAGTGATTTAATGTGTGCCGTGCTGCTATTGGTCAATAGAGCAAGGCCGGGTATGTAGTTAGATAATTGGCTTTCTCCCGTCATACTTGAGTAGTTCCACATCTCCTGTCCATCATTCGTAGCGCGTGTCTGAGGTTCTCCAAAGGCAGCAAGAATTTCTCGTTGGGTAGTTTTACCCTTGACGATTTTTAATTTAACCGTCTGATGATTTTCATCAGTTAGAGATTTATTACCATGAACGGTACAGCCACCAAGCGGAAGTATGATAAAAATAGCAAATAATAATTTTTTCATTTTTGTTCTATAAATAGATGAAAGGTAACAGGTTAGAAAACATACTTTTTAAATACCAGCATCCACCGCTCGCAAAGTTCGTGATTTGAGGTGCTTTTATTTTTCAGGGGAACATTAACTTTCCACATGGGATTTTTAATATCATCGGTTAAAATATTTAGACCAGACCGTTTATTAGCTGAAAGTTGTTCTCTCCAGTTAGCAATAGCCGCATTATTCATACCTCGTAATGTTCCATTGCCGTAAAACTTACTACCCTCTGAAAGCGTATAATTTATTTCCCGGATTTCATCAAAAGTATATGTGCTGTCTTTATCTTTATTGAAAATACGGACAGTATGTTTTTGAGTATCAATAACAATACCTGTCTGCTGGCATTCATACGAAAGAATGTCGCCGTCCAGAACTTCCGTAAAGCTGTTGTAGTGCTTTTTCTTCTGTATATCTGCTGCGGTCATGATAATGACGAAGAGCACCACTAAAAATACGATACCTGTTGCTTCCACTCTTACTTCCTCCATGTAAATGAGTTAAAGAGACTGAACCCGCTCACAGAGCTTTGCTTCGTTTTATACGTCCTACAGCACCAAACTCATGGCGTCGGTCTCGGCGTTGCAAGGCTATCAGAACTTGAAATTATGATCGATATAAAAGATCGATAATTAGTTATTGATAGATTATAACGATTGAAAGTGTGATATCGATCGGTTATTAATTGTTATTATCGATCGAATATCTATTTATGATAGTTAAAAACTATCATAAGATTGTTTTTGATCGTTTTAAACGATATGACGAGACGCTAAAAGAATTGAATCCTATCAATTGGTTAAGCGGTGGTTTTGCCATGTGATATCAGCCGGATCCCGCAACAACTCTAGCCCTGACCGGATTAGGTCAAAAAATATACGCAATTTTGATTATCAGGATGGATAAGCAGATGAAGAAGATTTTACTCGTTGCTGGCGCGGCTCTGGCGCTGGCGGGATGTGGTGAGAAAGGTGAGTTTGAGAAAGCGATCAATGCCAAGATTGGGCAGGACAAATACTGCTTCTCGCTGGATAACAATAACACCAGCTTCCCGATCCGTCTTGCCAAGCCACGGCTTGATTCGACTGGCACAGGGACGAATTCAGTGATCCTCGACGGTTTTATTGAGCAGGGCCTGATGGTTTTTGAACAGGGCTATGACTCGAACGTATTAGGGATAACAGAGGAAGGCAAAAAAGCCAAAGTCTGGAGCACAACAGACGGTGCCTGTGTTGGTCGTCGTGCTGTTGACGAGATTAAGGAATGGACTGAGCCGGGAAACGGTAATCAGAAAGTAGTTCGTGTGTCTTATACGTGGAAGCTGGTTGACGTTCCGAACTGGATTGACAAAAAGGCATTCGCCAGTGTTAAAGGAATGAATAAACCTGCTGATGGTGCAATGAATCTCTTTAAGACCAGCAATGGCTGGAAAGCCAATTAAGGAAACCAATATGGAAAACAATACCATCAAATGCCCGTTCTGTTTCAAAGAGAGCCAGCGTGGGGTTCACGTTTGCACAGGTTGCTTAGCGACTGTGTTATGTGGCACTTATCCCGGCTGGTATGCTGCTGTTGTTTTGTTGTTGACTTTTGGTTTATCGACGTTGATCGGTATGGCAGGAGCTACTATCAGCCTTCCGATAATTGCTATCGTAGGGTTTGTTGCTGGCAAAGTTATTTTTGCTGATAATGTAGTGTTTAGGCGAAGAATGTAATTAAGCATAAAACAAAAACCATATTCTTGATTTATAGGAGTATGGTTTATATCTATATAAGAGGATTGGATAGAGTGCCCTTAATCGACCTTGAGCTGAGACCTTAATAAATCAGGTTCGCATCTTACCTGACAAATTGCTCCCTGATATTAGAAACAGATGTGCTGGTAATGAAATTGTGTGGTATGATGATTTTAGAAATTGTCTCTTATAAAAGGACTTTGAATAAGATGAATACAATCTATCATTATTGCAGCCCTGAATCTTTCTTCAGTATTATTCAGAATCAGCGATTATGGCTAAGCTCTATGGATCATATGAACGATTACATGGAGAAAAAGTGGTTTTACTCTACACTTAAAAAATATTTATATAAAAACTTAGATGCTAACTGCGTTGACCAGTTTATAGCACATTTGGATGACAATATATCTATTGGAACACCATTTGCTTGTTGTCTATCTAAATCTGGGGATATTTTAAGTCAATGGCGTGCGTATGCAAAAGATGGCTTTGGTGTATCCATCGGATTCGACAGAGAAAAGCTCGATGTCTATGATGGGATTATAGGTAATAACCTTGATCCTAAACACCGACTAACTCTTAGCGATATATCTTATATGGATATTAACGTAATTGAATGCTTAGCTGAAAGGATATTATCAAGATATTCATTCATAAAAAAATACTATATGAATGAAATTATATCGACATCAAAATTTAACCGCTACGACAAATGCATCCTTGAATTAATTTCCAATATTATTCACTTAAATACCACGACTAAAAACCCAGCATTTAAGGAGGAAAAAGAAGTACGATTAGTTTATCAAACTCTTGATACAGGAAGATATGAATACCCAGAATCATCATCAATTAAAGATCTGAAATATAGAATATCCAATAATCAAATTATATCATATTACGAATTAGGTTTCCCAAAAGATGCCGTTTCAGAATTGATATTAGGTCCAAACAATAAATTTAAAGAAAGCGATATTGTTAACTTTTTGCAGTATAATGGTTTTGAACACAGCATAAAAATATTGAAATCAAAGGCCAGTTATGGAGCTTAAATAAAAATGTATTTTCTATTTTGCTATTCATTATAATTATTATTACGATATGCCAGTGGTCTCAACTTTGAAACATGGGACTTTCCTGAATACTCTGAGGGGCTTGATGGTATGAGATCTATGTATTTATCAATCTCTGTTTGTACATCTTTCGGACGACTTGGAAAACGAACGGTTTTGTCATGGTCTGATTCATTGCCATAGATGCTTGCTTCTGGTGATGTCTGGTCATTGTTAAATTTAGCGCGTTTTTCAAACTCCGAGCGTGGAACATTGATACCCAGCACTTCATCATAGACATAGTTCTCTGCGATACGCTTATCATGGTCAGCATCAGTGGTATCGGGTTTCCTTCTGGCCCATATAAATTTCTCTCTTATATATCCTACTATCAGTAGCGTGAAACGTTTAAACAAACCATTCTGGCGGGGCTTGGTCTGTTTCCTACTCCTCATCGGAGCGCGGTTCTTCGCTCTGGTGTTTTGAATAGATGGGGTTTTCAATTTAGTGGATGCAGTTGGTTCAGGAACAATCAGAACGGGAGATTTCTTCCCTGATACATTTACTTTACTGACCTTATTGGGATTACGGTAAGATTTTGTTGCTGGTCTTCTGCTTGTGGCGTGTGTCGTCATAACAGGTTGCTGTTTAGTTGTAGCCGGGAAGTCAGGGATAACGATTTCTTCGGGTTCAGCAAGATGTGTAATCGTAAAGCTTCTGACATCAACCACGATCTCCAGTGGTAGCTCACTGAATGTGTTGTAGACCTTCTTCGCTTCCTCTATTTGCTGATCACGTAAAGCTTGTTCTGTAGCTCGCTGTTCCTGTGACTCGGTGTTATTCCACTTGGCACGATGAACTCGTTGCATTGCTGGACGGTTTGTTTCGGTTGCTTTGGCAAGCCAGAAGGCTTTTTCTTCAGCGCTGAATGCTTCTTCTGCTTGGGCAAGGGCATCAGCACATTGAGTTCTGAGAGAACGGTGATCGATACGTTCTTCACGGCCTGCGGTCTCAAGGTAGCTGTTTGACATCGTGGCCCACGACTCACGCCACTGAACAACCATCTTCTTATCATTCCAGCTTCTGTCTTTTTTGCCGAAGCCTTCTGGACCAATGGTTTTCAGGGTTAACATGACGTGAGCATGTGGGTTTTTACTGTCCAGATCATGAAATGCGATATCAGCAATCATCCCCTTATCGACAAAGTTTTTCTGGCAGTATTCGGCAACTAATTTTTTCTTGTCATCATTGCTGAGTTCTACGGGGATAGCGACATCAAAATAACGCGCTGTTTGTCCGTTGTTCTGGCGTTCCACTCTTTCAACTTCATTCCACAATGCTGAGGAGCTTTCAACAATATGAGCAGGTGCGGAAACAGGTGCCAATATAATATGACCATGTAGATCTGTTCTGTGGCTGAAATCGTATGTTTCACCGATGCGATCATCTGTAATACGTGTACGGGTATGGTAGGCAGCCTTCGCAACGGAAGTCATGCCTTCGCTTCGTTTCACAATTTTAAAATCCAGATGAAAAATCGCCATTAATAAATTAACCTCAAATATAAATGCTGCCGTTAGTTTTACGTAAGAAAAACTTCGGGGTTGACGTTGGTTTTGCTTTTAGCCTGCGGCAGGCAACCGTCGGTAGACCCCACACACTGCGTAGCAGTGTATAGGTGGGCATTGTCTTTAAAAAATAAGCCAATGTAAAAACTCCCCCTTAGTTAATTAATACGAAATATACTGATAGTTGTAAAATGATGCGTTAAATTAAACGACACGAACTGGATTAAAGGTGTAGGTTTCACGTCCGAAGGGAAAAAATAAAGAAAAGGCCCGTAATGGCAAAAGAAGTATTAATTGTTCCCGCCGAAAGGCGGGATAGCTAAAATTGAAGAAAAAAGCTAATAAAACGGAGAGTGTTATGTGTTGCACAATTCACAGGTTGAGGTTGAAAAATAGAGTTTAAAGCTGATAGGTGAAAATAAAATAACAAAAGTACAAAAATAAGTAACGCGGAGAGTGCCAGATGTTTTGTGTTAGTGATTACTATCGCATGTATTGCACTATTTTATTTATGGATGCTCCAGAACTATTCCTTCTGACAAAACGGTGTAAATTTGACGTTATTTACCTTTGTGATAATTAAATACGTATAAACAATAAGAGGTAATAATCATGGATAATGAAACTAAAAGATCAAGAACAGAAAAAACATTAAAACAAAAGGTGGCATTTGCTCAACTTGAACTTAACCGTTTAAAGTCAATGGAGAAATCAGAACAAAAGAAAGTTGAAACAAGGCTTAAGATTATTCTTGGGGCAGAAGTAGCCAAGGCTATGAATTGTGGTATCGAACAGGTGGATAAGGAACTTGTTATGGGGATTTTACTTTCAGCATCTGAGTTGAATGATATTGAAAGAGTCAAATATATAAAAGCAGGGAGATGGTTTCTTGCTCAAATGGATGGCAGACAAAAATAAAAAATATTAAATAAATTTCATGACAGGGGTTGATATCTAATTAATATCTGTTATCTATATAAAAGAACAGAGCGCAGGATAATACTTTATTAATACATATTTTTTCCTTTTCAATCAATCATGCGTTCTGTTCGACCAGTAATCTGTTAATTTTTATCTTTATGTAGTAAACGTCATTATTACTTTTTCATCGGATATGATTATATATCTCATGGGAAGGTGATAATGACAAACGCTGTGATAATAAATGTTGTATTTAAATCTCCCAAAAGGCAAAGAGCGATCTTTGCCTTTTTCAATTCATCCGTCTATCAGATAGAGTTAAATATATCTTACGCCATCTATTGCCAGAAATGAGAGAAGCGTTATAACAGGAGATATCATTAAAATAAATAAAGGAGATAATAATGGTTTTATTAAATAGTAAAAGAAAAAGCAAAAAAGGTTTCTCATTACTCGAATTATTACTTGTTCTGGGGATTATTGCCGCATTAGTAGTAGCGGCTTTTATTGTGTATCCCAAGGTTCAGGCTTCACAAAGAGCGCAAGCGGAAAGTAATAATATTGCCACCATACAGGCAGGTGTCAAAGCACTCTATACATCAGCATCCAGCTTTACTGGGCTAACGAATACCGTAGCTGTTCAGGCAAAATTCTTCCCTGATAATATGTTAAGTGGAACAGGCAATGCAGCTAAACCAATTAACGCATTCAAAGGGAACGTGACGCTGGCTGCGGCAGCTACAGGTCCGTCATCTGCGGCAGGTTCTTCTTTCACTATCACATATGACAACGTGCCAGCAGCAGAATGTGTGAAAATAACCACAGCGGCGGCAGGCAATTTTTACACTGCTAAAGTGGGTTCTAAAGTAGTAAAAGCTGCAGATGGTACCCTTGATGTAGCAGCTACCGCCGCAGCATGTAATAACGCTACAAGTAATACATTAGTATTCACGTCTATTTAATTAAAGGGGCACTTTATGCCCCTTTTTGGATCATATTTTCAGATGGGAGATATAATTATGATAAAGAAAAGAGGATTTACTCTATTAGAGATCACCATCGTTTTAGGTATAGGTTCTCTTATTGGTTTTATGAAGTTTCAGGACATGAGGAAAGAACAGGAAGCAGTAATGGCACAGGCGGTAGGCTTTCAAATGAAACAGGTTGGCGAAGCAGTTAACCGTTATATTAGCATTCGCTATAATAAGCTTTCCACACTGTCATCTTCACGCAGTCAAAGTAGCGATCCGGGACCAAGAACCTGTACGGCTAATGGCTGTGAAATCACTTACCAGACGCTGGTGAATGAAAGTCTCTTGCCCTCTACATATGCGGGAGTTAATGCCCAAAAGTCTTCTTATAAAATCCTGTTAAAACGATCAGGCGTATCACCAAACTATGTTATCAATGGTTTGATTGCTACGACGATACCTTGGGTCGAAGGTGGAAAAACGCGATACGACCTGTTAGGAAAATCGATGCAATCAGCAGGTATTGATAGCGGTATGACGAAATCGCCTGCTCAGGCATCAGGATATAATGGAGTGTGGACAGAAAAGTCTACTGATTACCCGGCAATTAATAAAGCAGGATTACTGGTTTACCGTGTGGGCTATGATAGTTCTATGTATTCTGTTTACTTGCGTCGCGATGGAACATTGCCTATGACTGGAAATCTCAATATGGGCACTAACGATATTAATAATGCCAAGAACATTACCGCATCGGGAACGGGGATCTTTGGTGGGGATGTTTCTTCCGCAGGGAAAATAATCGCAGCACAAGAAATAATAGCGCATAATGGTTATGGTGATGCCATACATTTTGGCGGCGATGCTGTTAATAACGACTATGAAATAACCATGTCTAAGGATAAGACCTTATCTATTCATATGGCAAGCAATCGAACAGATCTCACTACGCTGAAAATTAGTGGAGGACTGTCTACGATTGGTAATGGAACGATTAGTGGAACATTAGATACAGGTAAAAGTATCACATCCGGTGGACAATTTAATGGTCATAACGGTGGTGGTGATAGTTTCAGTATTGGTGGTGGAGATGCTAACGATTATGAGTTCAGATTAGATACTGTTAAGCCGCTAACCATCTGGCGAAATGGTGGCACCAGTACTGAAACAAGGCTTCAGGTTTTTGGGAAACAAACCAACCAAGGTGATTTTGCTATTACTCCGGGGACAGGAAGCACTGGTAGTATTGCAGCATCTGGAAATATTCAGGGACATACTCTACAACCTACATCGACGAATACAACTGGTGGGACATGTCCAAGTATAGGCCTGATATCTAAAGACAACATGGGAAATATATTATCCTGCGTTAATGGAAAATGGTCTGTTGTCAGTAACCTGCCAGTTGGTTCACCTGTTCCTTGGCCTTCAAATACAGCGCCTGTAGGTTGGTTAATATGCAGGGGACAATCTTTTAATACTGCCCTATATCCTCAGTTAGCAAAAGCCTATCCAAGAGGAAGACTTCCTGATTTAAGAGGAGTATTTATTCGAGGGCTGGATTCGGGAAGAGGACTTGACTCAGGAAGAGTTATTAATTCTTATCAGGATGATCAGATTCAAAATATTACAGGTCATATGGCGGCTGATGTATCACAGAGTGGAAACATCGGTAAATATGTGAGTGGCGCTTTCGCGGATAGTGGTGCGTTAGGTGAAGGTGATGAAGGTCATAAAAGCAATGAAGTAAGGAAATATACGTTTGATGCTTCGAGAGTCGTTCGGGCAGGTAATGAAACAAGACCTAAGAATGTTGCCATGAATTATATCGTTCAGGCACAATGACTATTTTAATGATCAGGCGACTTTAAATGCGAAATGTACGCCTAATGGTCTGGTGGGCCGAGACAGTATGGGTAAGGTTTTATCCTGCGTCAGTGGTAAGTGGCAAACAGTAAGTGGTGATAGATTAAAAGGTATTTATATCACGATCACAGACCAAGTATCGGGCTATAAGTGTGTAATACCAAACAGCGATACAAGGGGATGTTCTTGTCCGGGATCGGCATATAGCTCAAAATACAGCTATTTATCAGGAACGTTAATTGCTCAATATGATGATCAACGTTGTGGTGGTGGAAAGAATGATCACTTTTATAGTAATTACAGAAGATTATATGCATGCCAATAATGTTAACTGTTGAGGAATTAATGTTTGTGTTTAAACATTATAATAAAATTTAACTTTTAATAAATAACATATTATTTAATAAGTGTCTTTTAAAGATATTCACTTTTATAATATATCTGATTGTCTAATATATAGGGAGTAGTTTACAGCTCAATGAGTTGATTCAGTTTTCCCAAGTGATATGTATTCTCTCCAATGGAGAGTTCCCTTTCGCTTAAATATTTATTTCATTTCAATAATGATTCAAGCTGTTCAGCAATTTCATCAATGGTATTTATCGATGTATTTAATGCCATTTTATCTACTAGTGTAGGGCTGAATTTTAAAATATCAGATTTAGATACTTCGTGCCAGATAGGCAGTATTACTTGGTTTTCACCGCTCATCTCTCTAGCAGTCAAACCATTTAATTCATACTCTGTCCAGTCCTTTTTGATAAAGGATTTAGATAAAACAACAACTCCAAACCGAGAATTTGCTAATCCATAATCGATTGTCTTACGTAGACTTTTACCCCAGCCTAAAGAGAATTCGTCATACCATACATTTATCCCTTTTGCTCTTAACAACTCAGCAAGGGGACGGACAAAACTATCTTTATCTTCTGTTGCATGAGAGATAAAAACATCATAACTCTCTGTAATATCTTCTGTCTCATCAGATTTGTTGATGACTGGACGATTGAATTTATGGCTTGGAGATATTGCCCTTTTCTGCGATTTCAATTCTCGTGTGATTTTCTTCTGGTAATCTAATTGTTCTTTTTCAAGTTTCTTCTGTGCAGCAATTCTTTTTTTCTGGTCATTCTCTTGCTCTTTAATGAGTTGTAATTGATAACGGTGTAAGTCTCCAGTTTTTGCTGTTATTTTTTTATTAATATCTGCTTTTTTAGAGTTACATCTTGAAATATCATTTTTATGACGAGAGATCTCTGACATTTTGGAATTCAATGTGCTTAAAGACGTTGACTTAGTGACGCTACGCTTTATTTGATTGATTTTTCCTGAAAGTTGGGCCTCTTTACGCTGCTCATCAGAAAGTTGTTTTTGTAGACTAGCAATGTCTTTTTGTATTCTGTTGATATTTGACATTGTGGTGCTTATAGACATCAGATTAACTCCCTGAGATATTTACATATGGTGTATACTACACTATCTATGTACTTGTAGGCGATTGATTTTACCTAATAATATATCGATAAAAGAGGACTTTCTTATCAGGCCGTTCTAACTCTATACTTCAACACCTGAACATGATCTCCATCATTGAAGTATTTAGCTCCGCTGGTAAAGGTGCTTAGTCTTTTGGCGTGCCCGGAATGACCACTGTTGCTTGGCGCGTGGACAATAAATTTACGCGTTTAGTTGGTCATTTTTGCTCCAATATTCTTAATGGATACATTCCCCTTCATTATGAAATTTGCATTAATATCATTAAAATGAATGTCATTTGATATTTATTATTAGGTATAGAAATGTGTATAATCGATTATTGTTTTATGTATACGATATGGTGGGAAATGAGTAATACTACAGATTGGATTAATACTATATCTAATGTGATGATCGCCGGTTCTGCGATTTATGGCGCTTTTAAGGCTAAGAGCTATTTCAAAAGTAAAAATGATGAGGAAGCATATAATGATGCAAAAAAATTGATATTTGAACTGTATCCTCAATATAGAATTGATTTGCATAAATTGGTTATCGTTTTGTTATCAATGACATCTAATAGAATTCCAAATGATATATTGGAAACTCGGTTGGAGAAAATTACCAATAGACTGTCTAATACACAAATTGAAATTGTAACTATCAGTTCCAATATTATTGAACGCCATAGATGGAAGATCAGAGATGATTTTACAGAGTCTTTTGAAATAATTAAAAATATCTATAGGAATAAATTAAGTTTTCCATTGATTAATGTAGTGGATGAAGTAAGTCAAAGCACAGAAACTGAAAGGCAAAATATACTTAGAGAATTAATAGGGAAATGTCATGAAGGTATTGATGCCATTCATACATTCACAGATAATAAATTTAGAGTTGACGAGTATTTCGTTCGTCCCTTTTTAAACTAATTTTTCTATAAGAAGATTGATATGAGCAATGAGAAAACATCAGAGGAATCATTTTTCAATAACATAAAAAGTTCCTTGATCGAGCGTTTCACGACACCATTATATGTATATGTTATTTCAGCCTTCTGTATTGATAATTGGGATAAGATATTATTTATTATGTTTGGAAAAGGGAACATTGAGTATAGGACGTCGATAGTTCAAATGCAGGGCATTAACTTTTGGCAACCTATTGTTTACGGTATAATCATAACCATAATAATGCCTTTTTTATCAAGAGCGATAGAATTTTTCCATCTTAAGTCGGACAGATATTATCTGTACTCTTTCCTCCAAAAGGGACTCTCGTAGGGTAAAAAGTATGAACTCTATTAGAGTGATTGAACGTCAACATGAAATAGATATGATTGAAGGTGAAGCAAAACATAAAGCAGAACTTGAAAGAATAAAATCTGAATCTCAATACAATACGAGCGAGTTAAAAGAAAAACTTGAACGGCTTGATATAATTGTCAAAAACCAAGAAGCGCGAAATAATGAACTATTAGAAGAGCGAAAAAAATTAGATGATGATCTCAATAATATATTCATTTTTGTAGATGATCTTAGGGAAACTGTATTGAGAGTAAATAATGCTTATAATCGGTCTATGAAAGAAGATGATGTTGTAAGGAAAAACATGATATTATCCCCTATATATGAGATAATAAAGGAATCAAAATTTAAAGACATAGAGAAATATCTAGAAAAAGTCGGTGTTCTTGAAAATAGTTTAAAACGTCTCCGAGACTCCGAAAGAAAAACATTTTCAATGGATGAACTGGAAAATAACGACTATAATGCAATAAATGCCGATTAAGACACGTTATTTAAAATAATTACCTAAGCATGATAATCATGTTGTAAATATATAATACTGTATTGATAAACAGATTGGATACCACTTGTGCGATACCCCGTCCAATCATCCATCAATGCCACATGCTTAGCCCATAGCGTCCCATGTTGATACTCTGCTTTGGCCTTATCTTCTAACTGGTGAGCTAACGCATGTTCAATGATATTCCTCGCGTATTATGAGCACGGCCTCCCCACTGATTTTCAGAAGGCAACAATTTCAGGATGACAATGAGCTTTTAGCGTATCTTGTTCCTGTTAGACAAAATATTTTTATAAATAAAATCAATTAACTACACGTATACTGTGATTTTATACAGCAATGATGTTGTCTTTAGTGGAATTAAAGCTTATAAAGAATATGGTTATAACTGCATATAGTGATTTTTTTGATGAAGACACTACATAAGTGATGTTCATGACTTTTGGGGATGCGTTTAATGAGTAAAAATGTAAAACAGACTTCTGAAAATGTGGCTTCTACTGCTGCAAAAACGCTGACTGATCCTAATGCCTCAGCCATCCAGAAAAGCCTTGCGGGTTCCGCGCTTTCTCAACGTGGGACGTCAAACCAGACCAGTGGCAAAATGGAACATAAGGCATCATCGGCCCTTGATAACCCACGCTCTAGCGAATTAACGAAGCAGCTTGCTGCTTCGGTATTGGCACAATCAAACAAAGGGCGTAAGTGATAAGTAACAGGGAGAGTAAAACCTCCCTGTATTTTTTGATTTAATGCGATTGTTTGCTTGTAGGAAGGTGATTATTGTTTCTGAGCAAACTCAAACGGCCTGACCATCTCATACCGATTCTCATCAAGAAAATCAGCCCACCACTGGAGCATCAGGCGGCGTTGGTCAAGATGCTTGGCCTTATGGGGATAGGCTGCGCGAACGCTGTTACTTTCCTTATGGCTCATTTGAAGCTCTACAGCATCTTCTGACCATAGACCAGACTCAATTAAGGCACTACACGCCAGTGTGCGGAAACCATGACCGCAGATGTCCTGTGTGGTGTCATAGCCCATCTTACGTAGCGCCTTGTTAATAGTGTTTTCACTCATGGGTTTGAATGAATCATAACAGCCAGTGAAAATTAATTCTGCTTCGTTACCTTCTTCATAGGTAAGCTGGCGGATCTCTTTCAGTATCTTGAGAGCCTGCCTGCAAAGGGGAACGAAGTGCTGACGTTTCATTTTAGCCCCACGAGTCGAGTGCTTGACGTTTTCAATCGCTTCCCGCTGTTCGGGGATCACCCATAACTTACTTTTGAAGTCGATTTCCGACCACCGGGCGAAACGAAGTTCGCTGGAACGAATGAAGATCAGCAGATTGAGTTTAATCGCTAGCGTAGTCAGTCCACGACCTTTGTAGGCATCAATACGTTCAAGCAGTAGCGGGATCTCTTCCAGCTCCAGTGCAGGGCGGTGTTCCGTCTCTGGTTTCTGGACAGCGCCTTCCATATCATAGGCCGGATTATGACGCATAAGCTTTTGCTGGACGGCATGACGTAGGATCGCGGTGATGTATTGCTTAATCCGCATGGCAATTTCAAGGTAGCCGAGTGTTTCCGCTTTTTTGACCGGGACAAGCAGATCACCCGTATCCAGTTCTGAAACGTTTCTGTCGCCTATATCCGGGAAGACATAGGTTTCAAGGCGCTTCCAGACAGTATCGGCGTAATCTTCTGACCATTTTGTTTTGGTGGCAAACCAGCTTTTGGCGACGACACGGAACGAGCGGGTTTTATCCCGCTTCTCCTGAAGGACTTTTTCATCAGCCTGTTTTTTAGCGTTCGGGTCAATCCCCTGAGCCAGCAGCCTTTTGGCCTCGTCCCGGCGTTGTCTGGCATCGGCAAGTGAAACCGCAGGGTAAACCCCAATGGAAAACACCTTCTGTTTGCCATCAAAGCGATAGCCTAACTGCCAGTATTTTGAACCGTTAGGATGCACCAGCAGATAGAGGCCAAACCCGTCAGTGAGCTTGACGGCCTTTTCCGATGGTCTGGTATTTTTTACTTTGGTATCAGTAAGTGACATGACGGTTCCCTCCGCGTGCTGGTAAAACACAAATCGAACCAGCTTTACCAGCATTTTTACCAGCAAAAGGGTATGGCTTCGAGTGGTTTTTAGTGAACGAGGGTGAACCTGAAGAAGGGCATAACCAGTTGATATAAATGCAGAAAGCAGACGTCACTGAACGTCTGCTTCCCTAAATTTGGCTCCTCTGACTGGACTCGAACCAGTGACATACGGATTAACAGTCCGCCGTTCTACCGACTGAACTACAGAGGAATTGTTTCAACGAGGCGCATAATACTGGGCCGGCTATAACGTGTCAACAGTAAAATTAACGCGCCAATTCAATTGGTTAATTAACCCACAAAGTGAGGAATTAATGTTCGGATTCCTCGCCGTAGTCGCCTTCGGCAGCGCTTACCCGTAAGCGCTGAGAAGGATCCTGGCGATAGAACTGGCAAAAACGCTGCCATAGTGCCGGGAAACGTGGAGCAAACAGTTCTGGCGCGCTGAAAAAATACTCTGACAACACGGCAAAACATTCTGCAGGGTCGGTGGCGGCATAGGCATCTATACTGGCAGCGCTTTCGCCAACAAGATCGATTTCATCCTGAATATTATTCATTGCCGCGTGGAGATCGTGTTCCCAGCCAGCCACATCGCGTAACGGGATGAAAGGGATGCCGCTGGCGCGATCGCCATTACGCATATCCAGTTTGTGCGCGACTTCATGAATAATGAGGTTGAAACCCGAAGCATCGAACGAGTCCTGGATATCCAGCCAGTTCAGAATGATGGGCCCTTGTTGCCAGCTTTGCCCCGACTGTACGACACGCTGGCTATGCACCAGACCTATGTCATCTTCCCATTCATCATCTACCACAAAGGGCGCGGGATAAATGAGCACTTCATGAAAACCATCAAGCCACTCAATACCGAGCTCCAGGATCGGTAAGCAAAAAATTAACGCAATACGTGCACTTTTTAACGAGTCGAGCTCAAATCCCTGTAGCGCTACCAGTCTTTTCTGCTGCAAAAAACGTTCGGCTAGCGCAATAAGCCGAGCCTGTTCTTGCGCGGTGAGGTTTACCAGAAGAGGTATAGCCAGCGCATCATCCCACGGCCAGTCTTCGTTCTGGGTTATTTCTTGTGCTTTCCAGGGCCACTTAATCATCGTTTTGCTCGTAAACTCGTCACTTGAACAAAATTACCCGAATAGGGTCTGTTAAAATGCCAAATTACCTGGCATCATTGCAATATACGGAGAGATGCCGGAGCGGCTGAACGGACCGGTCTCGAAAACCGTTGCGGGGGTAACTCCGCCGAGGGTTCGAATCCCTCTCTCTCCGCCACTATTCAAGCACTTACGTGATTTTCTTATAGTGATGAAAATCACGTTGAGAAAAAATGAGAAAATTCGGTGAGAAAAAAACGCCAGAATTTTAACTGGCGCACATCGAAAAGCTCAACGCTTCCTGTCCAGGGTTGGGCTCATTTTCACCTTGCGATCGTAAACCAGAACCTGGGATTCGGTTTTGTGGCCACTGTACTTCTGCTTGTCTTTCGCCGTTCCCTCATAGTCTGAAATCCCCTTTGCCTTTAGATCGTGGAAAGTGCAGTCAAGAGGACGTCCCAGATCATCCCCCGCAGCCTTTCGCGCCTTTCTCCACGCCTCGTTAAATCCTTTATAAGAATAACGCTCGCCATACATAGTCCTGATAACAGGGCCTTCCTCTCCCCATTCACGACATATTTCAACGGCATCACGTAAGCGATCTGTCCAGGATTTAATTTGTTTAACTCCGGTTTTTCCTTGCTGAATAAAAATTCCTTTCTCCAGTATTTGATTCCAGTTCATTTTCAATACATCAGAAACTCTGGCAGCACATAAATAAGCTATTTCCATTGCAGCCCTGACGGCTGGCGTTGCGTTATTATATATCGCTCTGTACTCTTCATCGGTAATATATCGATCGCGTTGAGGCTTAGGAAACTTATCCACACCAACGCAAGGATTACCAGGAACATAACCACGTTGATAACTCCAACGAAATACGCGCGACATAGAGCTGTGTTCATGATTCGCCTGGACACGGCTTTTTTGCCCACGGGCATCCATATAACGCCGGATATGTTCTGGCTTTATTGCTTTAGCTTCGGCATCACCAAATACGGCAAGTATATATTTCTCATGTGCCAGATAATCTTTCTGCGTTCTTGGGGCCAGATCAGCATAATCGGCACTGGCAAGAAATTTTCGCCATAATTGTGTGAATGTAATTCTGTTTTTTCTACCCTCAACTTTTTTTTCGTAAGCCACCCAGACCTCAGCTTTAGTTGCATCAGCTGGAGCTATATTTTCTGTTGATCCTCCCGGTTTCCAGTAGTAACCAGAAGGGCGAAAGAATACACCCTTTGGCATCCACTCATTACCGGGCGCACGTTTGCGACCCATGTTAACTCTCTATAGCGTCAAAATTCATGCCTGGTACAGGCTGATACCCTGCTGGTGGAAGAAGGCGCGAAACTGGGTGATTTATATGATACCAGGTTGTTCTGATTGAACCGTCCCGGCGTTCTATAAAATAAATACCGTTCAGCGTTAATACTTCTTTCTGGAGTGGCTTCTGGCTTGCTCCTGTAGCATCTTCCAGTTCCTCCTCAGTCAGGAAGCGATCGCTCATGAGTTGCTTCTCCATCTAACCGGCTGCACCCGGTTTAAATCAGATATTGTTGCTGGTGGGCGGGAGCAGTTTCTGCCAGATAGCTGAAACGTATTTCGCCTGATGCCTGGCATCAGCCAGCGCGTTGTGCATATCGCCTTCGAACGGCATGTCACGTTTGGGATCGAAGCCGACAGCGCGACCCAAAGTAACCATCGTGCGGACGTCGTGATCGTTCCAGTAATTCCACAGGCAGGGGAGGCTGGAACGTTCGAAAGCGCCACGCAGGATAACGTTATCGAAATTGGCACCGTTACCCCATACCTTCAGGTATTTCAAATCGTCGGCGTGACAGGTAATAAAGTCATTGAACTCAATAAGCGCGGTCGTGACAGATGCTGCATCAGCGCAAATAGCCGCTCGTGCCTCCGGACTTTGCCTCAGCCACCACAGAATGGTATCGCCATCAGGAACGGCACCCTGTTCCATTGCGCTTTCAAGGTTAATCGTCTTATGGAACTCCGGCCCCAGATCTCCTTTTTTAGGATCGAAGAATACTCCCCCAATTGATACGATCGGCGCGTTAGGCTTTTTGCCCATAGTCTCAAGGTCGACCATTAAGTTGTTCATTCGTTATTTATCTCCGGTTTTGGTGCTGCTTTAATCATCGCCGCCCAGCACAACTCAGCCCGTCGTGCAGCCCGTCGACACCCGCTTAACGCTTCGTATTCCGCCCACACTTTTTCGTCGCTGAAATGTGGATCTGGCTCAGACTCGAAGCCGTTAATCACCATGTCCTCGGTTGGAACGATCGGCACCAGCGCATAGCCATCCGGAATTACTGGGGAGCTCAACTCATCACGATTACTTACAGGTTGGCCACCCTGAAGTATGGCAGCACGACAGGCGTTCCACATGTCATCAGCAATGCAGCACGCATATTCATCAGGATTGGTCGTGGGCAGAATACTTTTAATGACCTTGTAATCTGGATCAATGGCGGGCGGCACCACAGGCGCTCTCGGTCTGCCCTGATTATCCGACGGTGCTAACGGAGCGTTCTTGAGCGCAGACGCCAGTATTTCAATATCTACCTGTACCGGCACTGGCGGGGCAGCATATAACGGCATATACACGGCAACATCATCAGAAGCGTTTGGCTGTTGCTCTAACGTCACGCACACACCGGAAAATTTATTCAGGTATCGCACAGGCTCTTTGGAAGCCTTGCGGCGTTTCTGTAGTTCGCGCAGGGCCAAAATAATCCTGTCGTCTTCTCCTGCATTAGATTTTCGGTTCTCGTAGCGATCCTCAACAACCGCCAGGACATATTCCAAAACGTCGTCTGTTAGTTCGTTATTGGTGATAGTGGTCATGGGTTAGCCCTTCACAAAAATAATCCAGTGGGTTTTGTCGTTCTTCCCGGTTCGCTGGCCAATAATTGGTTTTGCGTCCGTCAGCGCCAGAATCTGGCTCACAGGGATTTGCGTTTCGTTCCATTTAAATATGAGTACGCCGTGTGGCCGCAGTACCCGAAACGCCTCTTTGAACCCGGCACGGAGGTCAGAACGCCATGTTTTTTTGTTGAGTCTCCCGTACTTCTTGCCCATCCAGGCCGTTTGGCCGATACGTTCCAGGTGAGGCGGATCAAACACCACGACCGGAAACGAGGCATCAGCGAACGGTAGCGCACGAAAATCAGCAATGAGGTCAGGACTGATAACCAGACGGCGACCGTCACACAATGTGTGCTCTTCTGCCCGAATATCTGCGAACACTGCGCGGGTATCGAGTTTGTTGAACCAGAACATACGGGAGCCGCAACACACGTCCAAAATTGTTTGCTGTGACATCACTCCCCCTTAACCTTGATGTCATCGGCGTCTTGTGCACTAACTATTTCCGCCGCCTGACCGAAAGCGGATACCCACTTTCTCGATTCTTCCAGCGCCAAATCAGGGCGACCTTGCAACAGGCAGCCAACGATATAGCCGTGCGCACCTATGGCTTCTGTGATGAGCTGAATTCCCGTTGGCGTGGTTTGGCTTTGGTTGGCCTCCAGCGTCGCCAGTCGTTCTTCCACCACATCAACGGCGTCAGCGAAACCAAACATATTGCTCCATTCTGGACGCTCTCCTGTTGCGGCCTGGTACATATCGGCCAGTGCAGATTCAGCACTATCACGCTCATTGATAAGCTGCGTCTCGCTGTGTTCGAGTTCTGCTATGCGGCGGTCCATTGGCTCAATCCTCGCTGTCAGTTCAGTGTTGCGCTGATCTGTTTCGGCTATACGGCGTTCTGCGGCTTCCAGTTTGTCATCTGCCTCTCTGAATTTATCGTGCCAACGATTACAGGCGATAAAAGCACCTTCGCGATATCTTGTTTCAGCTTTCAGCTCATCCAGCAGCGCCAGTATGGTGGCGGGGTTGGCGGCGGCGATGAATTTTGCGTTTTGCGCCAGATTATCGCCGTGCGTCTCCGCTAGAAACGCGCCGCTTTCGTGGCATACATCAAAATCGTAATCAATGTACCATCCACCCTGAGTGGCTACTGTTGCCACTTCACGCAGCGCCTGTTTGTCGATGTTCATGCTGCACCGCCTTCAACGCGCTCCCACAAACGTCTTGATCTGATTGCCTTCACTACAGACTCTTTATCTTTCATGCAGCACATTGCCGTAGCTCCATCAGTTCATTAAAGCGGGCCATAAACAGGCCGAAAGCCTGACCGGGGCGAAGGGGGTAGATTTCGAATAAATCTGTCGGGGGGATACCTTCCAGTATTACCCAGGGAATACTGTCATCAATATCCAGATCGCGGCGTTCAGTTGCCAGCATGGTAAGATCTGCATACTTCACTACGCTGGCTTCTTCCAGTGGCAAGCCAAACTTAAAGCGGATCAGTTGATCGGTACGTTTTTCAATCTCGCGATAATCAGGCAGTAACGCTTTTAATGGGGCAGGGATATCCTGGCAATACGCTTCGGCTGCGTCGTGCATCAGGGCTTCAAAGGCAAACTCCGGTGATACAAGCTGGCTGCACAGTACGGAATGCTGCGCCACGCTATAAAATTCAGGGAGATGTCCGGAGAAGCGGCAAATATTGGAAAGCGCCACGGCGATATCTTCAATATCAATGTCGTCAATAGTTGCGCTGAGATAATCAAATTGTTTACCTGAAAGTGTTTGAATAAAACTCATCGTTGGTTCTCCTTATAATTTATTTCGCTCTGCACCGCGTGAATTTTGGTTGTGCGAATCCCTCGCCGAGTGGCGATAATTAACAGAATTACGCTTCAATAAATCCCCGCGGCGCCGGGGATTTAATGCAGAGCAATTACGCTTTAAAGTTACCGATGAACGTTTCTACTGATTCACCGTCGAATTTGCTGATCAGCAGGTCGCGGAATTCATTGGCGATCGCTTCTTCCTGCGCTTCCAGTTGTACGATACGCAGAACAAAGCGAGGTTCATCACCGGTCAGCAGGCTGTTGCGGAGGCTGAACGCACGTTCACCGAGACCCTCATATGGAACACATTTGAACTCAAAAGCCACCGGCATAACGTCTTTGCTGCTGGCCTCAATGCTTTGCATAAGGGATTTCTTACCGCTGAAATCGCCATCGTCATGATCCTGCTGGGTTGCCTGTTGGATCGTAATGCGGCGAACAGCCTGGGCAGCCTGTGAAATCTGCATTGTGTTACCGTCAGCATCGAACGCCAGGAGATAATCGCTCCAGTCTTCAATCCATTCGGCGATCTGTTTTTGTTTCAGGCGTTCCCCGTTGATCTGGAGCAGGGCGCGGAATGGTGCTGTCTGTTTCAGCGTGATAGAAGCAACGTTGTCTGCATGACCGGGATTATCCAGCGTACCAATATTGAAAACTGAGCGAGCTGTCATATGGTCAGCATCAATAAAGCAGCGTGCTTTTTCGGTTGCACTGGCATAGCCCTTTGAATAACGGACAAAGTCTTCAATGCTGGTGGTAGTCATGGCGCCGCGGAAGCGGAAACGCTCCAGAGCAAAGCGTTCGAGGCTTTCAACACCTGTCCCGGCAGACAATAATGCTGTCGGGCAAGCCAGCCCCTGAATATCGTTCAGGTGATAGCCAGAAAGAACCAGGTCTTTTACCTGCTGAAAAGTGCCGCTGTCTAACTGAGACATAAAAATTCCTTATTAACTAATGATCGAAGTGGTGGCAGTGAATTGGTTAGCTGCGGTTCACTGAGCCGCTTTAAGCTTTCCGTCAGTAGTGCCTTTAATACTGAACAGTTGACCCTGATCTTCCTGCAGTATGGTGAGCTTTCCGCCCTTGTTAACCCACATTGGGGTTTCTGTTGTGTCCTCTTCTGACGCTTTACCGCGCGGCGTCGGAGTGCTGTACTGCAGCTTGTGTTTAATTTTGACGCGCTTCTCTTCGACTGAATTTCCCATGCGCTCAAAATCAAAGGTGAGGACTACCTTGCCTTTATTGCCGTTATTCAGAACGCCTAATCCGACAGTATTCAGCGCTGCCGCGATTTTGTTCATGAACACGCCGGCATCCAGTTCGCCCAGAAAGTCGGGCACTACGGTCATGCGGTCATCATTCATCGTTAACCCCTCAAGATGGCGGTTGCCACCGCCAGTTGGTTTCTCCACAAAACAGAAAAGAGCACCTGCTGTAACAGCTTTCCGGGTGGATTGGGTAATGAGCCCGTCGCGCGGAGATGCTCTTTTCTGTTGTGTAAAAAGGTCGGCGTCACGGCAGAACACTGTCGCCTTCCTCCTGTTGTTGGAAGAGCCGGACGCCGACAAGACTTCACACAGCAATAACGTTGTGGTGGGGCTGTCACTCAGGCGCATGGTCAACCTGACAACCCGGTGTCCTACTGGGTACAAATGGAGAAAAACCCGCCATACTTACCGCCGCGCCATTTCGCGGATTACCACAACGAAGAGAGCACTGCCGGTGTCCGAATTGAACGGACCTTTTCTCTGCCCAACCCTCCTGACTAAACAGGACTGTCTGGAATCGAACCAGCACTTATGCCTTGCTCGTCAATGCCCTCATCGTTGTGTGCCTGTCTTTTCACCACATCAGGCTCGGTGGTATCCTTTTAAGCCCATATACATAAAAGGAAAATCAAATGACTTTTGATGAAAAAGAACTTGATAATGCAATTAATAAAATCATCGTAACGTCGCTCTTTTCCTGTCTCAGCGACACTCAGCAGAAACAGTTCTACGAATCGGCTTTCAACATGATCGAGCGTTGTTGTTTCTGCGATGCCGACGAGTTACCTGAAAAAATCAGGAAACAGTTGGCTGATGCTCTTCGAGTGCGACTTTCTGACCAATTTTCTGAAATGTGCTCTCCGAATTTGGACAAATAGAAAAAGGCCATTTCCATTCAGGGTCTGATGGAAATACTTCAGCCTGTTCCAAAGCACGGCGTAAAGAGAACACAACTCCAGCCATAATCTGATGTTTCCCATTGGTCCAGCTATCGCCGCTCTGATCTACAGGAGCGGCTATGTCGTATGACCAAACGACTTCACCACTATTGTTTAAAATCTGGACTTTCATTTCATACACCTGCTTTAACATGAGTGCCTGGCTTCAGACTTGCAAAGGCATATTCAGGATTTGCGAAATTCCGACGTTCACAGCCCACAAGAAGGCAAGCACTAATAAGGAACACCTGAACTACTTCATTTCCCTTAAAGCGCCGATGGGTGATGGCGCTTTTCTTTGCATTAACCAGCATCATTCCCCCTTCGTGACGTTCATTTTTACTGGCTTTATCACGGCTGCGTAGTTGATAAGAATGTTTACGCATGAAACAACGCACTCGGAACAGATAGCTGGCTCGTCCTTACTTCCTTTAGCGATGAGCTTTTTTGCATCCAGCTCACTGACCCCGCAGAAGGAGCATGTGTAGTAGTTATTCATCTGAACTCCTGTGTAATGCATCATTGCGAATCATCCGGTCATTCGTATGCCACCGGCGGCTACTTCGTGGGCGTCCTGCCTGTTCGCTGCTCTATGAATGCAAATTACATTTAAATTGCACATTGCGCAAGTATAAAATTGCGATATGTGCAATTTTGAGTTAAAAAAAAGCCACCATAATGGTGGCCTTGTCGACGCTTTCTATTAATTGTGTCGTTTGAGTGACTGCGTCTGGCTTATCAGAACCTTGCCAAAAACACCGAACCTGCACTCGTTGTCTTTGGTAATACTCCATTCCCTGTAGTTAGTGTTATCAGATATCACCAGTAATTTATCGGGGATCATCTGCAGCCTTTTTACGTATATTTTATCATCAAAGCCAAAGACATAGATGCCATCACCATCGAACTGGTTGATGCTTATATCGACAAAAATAAGATCTCCCGGTTCAATTGTTGGCGCCATGCTGTCACCGCGCACGTTAATCACTTTAAGCTCAGCGGCAGGACGCCCGCCGAACATAGCTAGTGCTTTGTCCTTGTTATATTCGATAGCATGGATTACATCGATAACATCACCGCCCTGAATGAGTCCATTACCGGCGCTTGCACTGACATCCAGTATCTCGATACGGAACAAATCCTTCACGTTAGCTGAATCCTTCCTCATATCACTGTGTTTACATACAGTATTACCTTTTGAGTCTGAGGTAAAGAGTTCTGCTATATCAACACCTAAGCAGTCAGCCAGCCTAGAAAGTGTTTGTTCGGTAAATTGCTTTTGCTTGCCAGTCTCCAGACGAGAGATGTTTGCGGCATCCACGCCGATGGCTTCTGCTAGCTCAGCAATTTTCATGTTCTTCGCGCGGCGAAGTTGTCTGACACGGTTTCCTATATTCATGCGTTCATTACATTAATTTTTTGCGCATTGTGCAAATCAACTTGCGCAAGTTTGCTGTATGAAATAACATGCGACATGCGCAAAAGAAGGAGGTTTTATGCAATCACCATTGAGAAAATTGCGGAAATCGCATGGTTATACGTTACAGCACGTCGCTAAAGGGGTTCAGGTTGATCCTGCAACATTAAGCCGGGTTGAAAGATGCGAGCAGGCTCCTTCAACAGAGCTTGCTGAGCGCCTGGCTCAATTTTACGCCGGAGAAATTAGCGAGATGCAAATTTTGTATCCAAACAGATATCAGCTTAGTGATTCGGCGATTTGACCGCCACCACAGCAGAAGGAGTAGATCCGTGGGACATGAACCTGAATGGAAAGTTGAAAAGCAGCCCCGCTGGTTGGTGGCTGCGATTAAAAAGACGATTTCCAGTCTGCATGGCGGTTATGAAGAAGCTGCGGAATGGCTGGATGTCACCAAAGATGCTCTGTTTAACCGCCTGCGTACTGGTGGTGATCAGATCTTCCCGATTGGGTGGGCGCTGGTACTGCAACGTGCCGGAGGAACCTGTCACCTGGCACATTCAGTAGCCAGGGCATCAGGTGGCGTTTTTGTTCCGCTGGCAGATATGGAAGAAGTGGATAACGCAGATATTAATCAGCGCCTGCTGGAAGCGATTGAGCAGATCACCAGTTATTCCCAGCAAATCAGGGTAGCTATCGAAGATGGCGTTATTGAGCCACATGAAAAAGCCGTGATTGATGAGGAGTTGTATCAGGCGATCGCAAAGCTGCAACAGCATTCGACACTGGTATACAGAGTTTTTTGCGCGCCAGAAAAGGGTGACGCCCGCGAGTGTGCAGCTCCGGGCGCCGTGGCGTCAAATTTTATGGAGAAAACCAACGCATGAATAGTTTAACGGTAAATAACCGTTTGTCGCAACAACCGGGGATGTATGAGTACCGGCCGTTGCGTCATGAATGCAGATTACCAAATAGCCTGGTCGTGCGTAACCACAGGGAACACAGCCTGGCCGTGGGGGATGAATCGTGCAGGAACTTAACCGCTGGTTTCGGGATGGAAGGGGACTTTATGTCCATGTTATTCGCTGGGAACCAGAAACTGAGCGCGTTATCTATCTGCGCAAGGGCTACCCGCATGAGTGTTTTAGCCCTTTGTGGAAATTCAGGCGTGATTTTGTTGAGTGTGAAGCGCCAGGAACACATTGATTCTGCAATTCCGGGACGTTACACTGTTCAGGCACCTCATAAAGCGGGTGCCGGGATTGGCGTCCTGGAATTGCATACGGCGACAATGGGCGCGTTAGCGTCTTTTTTGTTGCTACAGCTCAGCTATACCCAAATTATGGTGGGCTGGGTGGGGGCACCGAAAGGTGCGCCGGTTTCCGTATGCGCCGGTTACGCCAACCCTGCTCAGTTCACCACCAGCGAAATTGGCGTTTCCGGTGGTGGAAGTTATCCATTGCATACGGAGGCTGCCATCATGGCTACGATCCCTGCCTTAGTACAACCTGAACTTTGCATTATTGCAGGCAAAGTTGTTACTTCTTCTCTGGCTGTTGCTAGTTATTTCGGCAAACAACACAAAAATGTCATTCAAAAAATTGCGTCTCTTGAATGCTCTGCCGAATTTACTGAGCTGAATTTTCAGCTCAGTGAGTACATCGACGCATCAGGCCGCAAACTACCTTGCTATCAAATAACCCGCGACGGCTTTGCTTTCCTTGCTATGGGCTTTACGGGCAAACGCGCCGCCCAATTCAAAGAGGCATACATCAATGCCTTTAACCAGATGGAGAAACAGCTTTCAAAGCCGTCGGTGCTGAGCGATGCAGCACATAATGCCAGCGTTCTCTATTCCTACATTTCATCCATTCATCAGGTCTGGTTACAGCAGCTTTATCCCATGCTGGAAAAAGTGGAATCTCCGCTGGCCGTAAGCCTGTACGACCGCATCAATGACGCTGCGGCGCTTGCGAGCCTTATCAATATGACACTGAACCGTTCAGAGGTAAGGGGGCGCAAATGATCCGGAATATTTTTAAACGGTTCACCAGCCAACGTTTTCATTGCCCTCGTCCAGGACAGTGGTACAGCACACCAGAAGGGTACGTTCTGCGTATTAGCCTGGTCGATCGCGAATGTCAGAAGGTTGTCTGTGAGCCTCTTGGGCGTAATTACCGCGTCAACATGCCGCTTATTGCCTTTCGTTCCGGCAAAAACATGAAGCATCTCGGAGGTGCTGCATGAGTTCCCTTATTCAATTACTCGATCGCCCCATCGCCTACAACCCTGCTTTTGCAAAACTGAAAGCCGGGAAGGTAAAAGCTGGCCCGGTTGCGGCAGTATTCCTGTCCCAGCTTGTTTACTGGCATAACCGGATGGATGGCGGCTGGATGTACAAAACACAGGCTGATATTGCCAGTGAAACGGCGCTAACCCGCGACGAACAGGAAACAGCACGTAAACGTCTGGTAGCACTTGGTGTACTGGAAGAAGCCCGTCGCGGTGTACCTGCCACCATGCACTACCGCATCAACACCGAACGGCTTGAAGCGCTGTTGCTGGAAACGGCGAAGCTAGTGAAAAAGGGCGCTCAGGAGAAAACCAGATTGCGGGACTTCCAGAATGTGGAAACCCCGCAATCTGGATTGGTGCAACCCCGCAAACCAGATTGCGGTAATGCCGCAAACAAGAATGTGGAAACACCGCAAACAAGTACGGGGCAACCCAACGAACAAGCATGTGGCGATCCCACAATCTTTCCTACAGGAGATTACACAGAGACTACTCAGGAGATTACACAGGAGAGTAAAACCCCTTTTTGTCCGGTTGCTGAGCAACCCGACCCCGAAGTGACGCTCACCGATCAGGCGATTGAGGTTTTAACCCACCTGAACCAGGTAAGTGGCTCCCGGTATCAGAAGTCAAAAACCTCCCTGGAAAACATCCGTGCCCGACTGCGTGAGGGGTACAGCGTTGCTGATCTGCAACTGGTTATCGACCTGAAGCATGAGCACTGGCACGAGAACGACGAGCAGTACCAGTACATGCGCCCGGAAACGCTGTTCGGTCCGAAGAAATTCGAGAGCTATCTGCAAAGCGCTACCCGCTGGGATCAGAAGGGACGGCCTAAACGCGCTGACTGGGGTGCGAAGAAGCGCGATGTGATGGCTTTTGGTCCGGTTGATACAACGATTCCGGAGGGATTCAGAGGATGAGTCTGTTAGCAAAAGTGCAGGCGTTTATCGAGCTTAATCCGGGGCTGACATCAAATGAGATTGCCGATGCTTTTCCTGAATACGCACGCTTTGATGTGCAGCGTTCAGCGAGCAAGTTGTATCGGTGTAAGCGTGTTAACCGCCGCATGGATGGAGATGTATTTCGCTATTACGCGGGTAAAGACGAGGCAGTGATTTTGACGTTACGACAGAAAAGGTCAGGTCATACAGGTTCGGGTGATCCGATGGTGATTGCAAAGCTGGTAAGCCGCGCTGAAGAACTGGAATCCAGAGGGTTATTTAATCGTGCATCGATAGTGTGGCTGGAGGCATTTAGCGAAAGCCAGTTTATCTACGAACGCGAGGAATTTTTACGCCGCCGTCAGAAGTGTCTGAACCGCATCAAAAAGAGAATCAGACCCGTAGAGCAGGTTTATCTGGCAGGGCGATTTGTGGGGAATGTGGAATGACCAGTGAATCCGTTTGTATTGAAAGCAGTGATGTAACGATATCTGTTGATGAATCCGCTTCGCGCTCCTGGCGCCGCCCGTTCCTGAAATGGGCTGGCGGTAAATACTCCATGTTACCCGATCTGTACCAGATCATTCCGGCAGGGATGCGCCTGATTGAACCGTTTGTCGGTGGTGGCTCGGTGTTTCTCAACTCAGACAAACATGCCTGCTTCCTGCTGGCCGATGTGAATACCGACCTTATCAACCTGTACCAGATGTTGGCTGTTGTACCGGATACGGTGATAAGGCACGCCAGGGTAATGTTTGACCGCCTCAATGACGCCGAAAGCTATATGGCGCTACGGGAAGAGTTCAATGCTCAGGTGATGGACGGACCGGAACGCGCCGCCGCTTTCCTTTTCCTTAACCGTCACTGCTTCAATGGCCTGATCCGGTACAACCGCAACAACCAGTTCAACGTCGGTTGGGGCAAATACCCGTCGCCTTATTTCCCGGAAGAAGAAATCAGGGCATTTACCAGAATGGCGCACAACTGCGTATTCATGGCGGCGGGATTTCGCCGGACGCTGGCGCTGGCGGGGGAGGGTGATGTTGTGTACTGCGATCCACCCTACGAACCGATGCCCGGCACGGCTGGTTTTACTCATTACGCCGCTGGTGGATTTACCTGGGATGATCATATCGCGCTGGCGGAATGTTGCGTTACCGCTCATCAGCGCGGCGCCAGGGTTGTGATCGGCAATTCCACCGCGCCGCGCGTTATCGACCTGTACTCACAGCACGGCTTCGAAATCCGCTATATCAGCGCCCGCCGCTCAATATCGAGTAAGGGCAGTACCCGCGAGACAGCGAAAGATCTCGTGGCGATTCTGTAGGGGGCGGCATGAAACTGACATTGCCATTTCCACCCAGCGTTAACACCTACTGGCGGGCTCCGAATAAGGGACCGCTTAAAGGTCGTCACATGGTCAGCGCCAGCGGCCGGAAGTATCAGAGCGAGGCGTGCGCGGCAGTGATTGAGCAGTTACGCCGTCTGCCAAAACCTTCAACAGCCCCGGCAGCGGTAGAAATTATCCTGTATCCGCCAGACAAGCGGATCAGAGATCTGGACAACTACAACAAAGCGCTGTTCGACGCACTGACTCACGCAGGAGTCTGGGAGGACGACAGCCAGGTAAAGAGAATGCTGGTGGAGTGGGGACCAGTTTTCCCGAAGGGGAAGGTAGAAATCACGATCACGAAATTTGAAACAGGGGCGGGTGCAGCCGCCTGAAAATGGAGAAAGAAGCATGAATAATTTAATGGTCATTGATGGTATCGAAGTTCGCCGCGACGTTCATGGGCGCTATTGTCTTAACGATTTGCACCGGGCTGCGGGTGGAGAGCAGAAATACCGTCCGAAGTACTGGCTTGATAATAAGCAAACCCGTGAACTGATTGAGCAACTTTTCACCGAGGGCGGAATTCCATCCTCGAAACAAAATCAATCAGTTAGCTTTTTTCAGGGCGGTAGAGATACCCAAAATTTGGGTATCGCTCCAGTAAATACTGTTCGCGGTGGTGCTGAACAAGGTACATACGTATGCAAAGAACTGGTATTTGCTTATGCAATGTGGATCAGTCCGTCTTTCCATCTCAAGGTGATCCGCACGTTCGATCGGATTACCAGTGCGCCACAAACATCTTCTGGTATGGCTGCCGATAAGATGCAGGCGGGGGTGATTTTGCTGGGTTTTATGCGTAAAGAGTTAAACCTGTCCAATTCATCGGTACTGGGCGCGTGCCAGAAACTCCAGGAGGCAGTGGGACTACCTAACCTGGCGCCACAATATGCCATTGATGCTCCGGCTGGCGCGCTGGATGGTTCAAGCCGCCCGACGCTGGCACTGAGCGCGCTGTTAAAACAGCATGGTATCCGGATGACGGCTAATCAGGCGTATCAGCAGTTAGCAAAGCTGGGTGTTGTTGAACATCGTGAGCGTTACAGTCGCTCCGCGATTAACGGCATTAAAAAATTCTGGTCGCTGACGGCGAAAGGCTGCATGTTTGGCAAAAACATCACCAGCCCGGCAAACCCTCGCGAGACGCAGCCGCATTTCTTCGAGTCCAAATTTCCTGAGCTGCTGAAGCTGCTCGATACCGTTCATTGAGGTGATCGTGAGAGCGTTACTGACCCCTGAAATTGCTCCTCGTATGGGCGTTGTATTGTTCAGGCCGGGATCGGAACTGATGCCCCTGTTTATGCAGGGGCGTGTTCTGCTTGAACCAGAGCCGGAGCAATATTCATCTTTCGCCTGCGGCGCGGTCCCGGCGGTATCACAGCCGCTGGCGGATGATCCTGCTGTTCGTGATGTGTTCCGTAATGAGTCGGTTATCTATCGTGCTGGTGGTCTGGCTAGTCTGGAAAGCTGGCTACTCCGGGGGAATGGCTGTCAGTGGCCGCATTCAGACTGGCACAGCGAACAGATGACAACCATGCGCCACGCCCCGGGGGCAATTCGACTGTGCTGGCACTGCGATAACCTGCTGCGCGAACAGTTTACGGAACGGCTGAAATCAATAGCTGTGGAGAACACGACAAAATGGGTTTTATCGGTTGTTTGTCGTGATCTGGGTTTTGACGATATGCACGCAGTTACTCTCCCGGAACTGTGCTGGTGGATGGTACGCAATGACCTGGCAGAAGTCTTACCGGAGAGCGCTGCGAGAAAAGCATTAAGGATGCCGAAGGCAATTGTCCAGTCAGCTACCCGTGAAAGTGAAATTGTTCCCTCGGTGCTGGCCACCAGCATTGTACAGGATAAGGCGAAAAAGGTACTGGCGCTCAGGGTTGATCCGGAATCGCCGGAAAGCTTCATGTTACGTCCGAAACGCCGTCGATGGGTCAATGAGAGATATACCCGCTGGGTTAAATCCCAGCCGTGCGCCTGCTGCGGGAAGCAGGCGGATGATCCGCACCACCTGATAGGCTACGGTCAGGTAGGGATGGGAACAAAGGCGCATGACCTCTTTGTGCTGCCGTTGTGCAGAACGCATCACAATGAATTACATGCGGACACCGTGGCATTCGAAGAGAAATACGGCTCTCAACTGGAGTTGATATTTCGTTTTATCGATCGCGCGCTGGCAATTGGCGTGCTGGCGTAAATGGAGAACACGCATGAACCTTGAAGCCTTACCAAAATATTACTCACCAAAATCTCCAAAATTGAGCGATGACGCTCCGGCGACAGCCTCCGAATCTTTGACGATTACGGATGTAATGGCGGCGCAGGGGATGGTGCAGTCGAAAGCACCACTGGGTTTTGCCTTATTCCTGGCAAAAGTTGGTATTCAGAATCCTGACTTCGCGATTGAAGGGCTGATTCATTACGCGGTGGCACTGGATAACCCGACACTGAATAAGTTGAGTGAAGAAACTGGGTTACAGATTGTTCCTTACCTCGTGAATTTTGCATTTGCTGATTATTCCAGATCTGCTGCAAGCAAGGCTCGCTGTGAGCATTGTGCTGGTACGGGATTTCATCATGTATTACGTGAAGTGGTGAAACACTCCAGAAATGGTGAACCCGTCATCAAAGAGGAGTGGGAGAAGGAACTATGTCAGCATTGTCATGGTAAGGGAGAAGTCAGCACGGTGTGCAGAGGGTGTAAGGGTAAAGGTATTGTCTTGGATGAAAAAAGAACTCGGCTTCATGGCGCGCCTGTTTATAAGATTTGTGGGCGTTGCAATGGAAACCGGTTTAGCCGTTTACCAACCACACTGGCGCGGCATCATGTCCAGAAGCTGGTACCAGACCTGACTGATTATCAGTGGTACAAAGGATATGCAGATGTCATTGATAAACTGGTGACAAAGTGCTGGCAGGAAGAAGCATATGCTGAGGCGCAATTAAGAAAAGTCACGAGATAAATGATTTTCGCCGAAGATGGCGACATGATACTTGCACTTTTCAAAAAATATGGTTAGGATTCCCCTAACGATGGGCTTTGTGTGTCTACCGTTGATAATCTTCAAGAACCCGCCACCGAGCGGTTTTTTATTGATGTCAATTGTGTTTTTAAGGCTCTCCTTCCTTAAAGTGTGTTGTACAAAAAACTGGCAGCCAGCTACGCTCATTTTGAAAAAGTGACACCCTTCAATGTTTCTTTTGAATGGAATTGCTACCCATAAATCTCTATCAAAAACAGGAGAGCATATATGGTGGAGCGTTGTTCTGTTTGTGAGCAGTCATTAAGTCATTCACGAGAAGTTGAACAAGATGGCGTTGAATATAAATCTTGCCCAAAATGTTCTGCTGATGCCGGAGTGCACGTTTTTTATAAAACAATAGACTTTGGTTATAGGGATATGGGAGACGGCAGACATATCGTTCAGTCATGGTGTCCGGCTTGCCGTTCTGGTGAAAAACCTTTTATACCACCAGCATTTAAATGTTGTTAACTCAATGAATTATAAAAAGAGGCTGCCTGTGGGCGGCCTTTTTTGTGCACTACGCATCTTTTGCGACTCAGCGCTATAACCAGCTTCTTCCCCTTCACTCGTTGCACTTCCGATAACCGGAGGTGGGAATTATGAAAATGCATAACGATCCTCATTCCTGGTCTGACTTACTTGAATTGTTACAGAGCTGGTGGCGTGGAGACACACCGCTGGGCGCAGTAATTATGTCGATCGTTATGGCTGGCTTGCGCATTGCCTATTTTGGCGGTGGTGGTGGCTGGAAGCGAAAAACGCTCGAGATTTTGCTCTGTGGCGCTCTGACTCTGACTCTGACTCTGACTTTTGCATCCGCTCTTGAGTATGTCGGATGGCCTAAATCTCTTTCTGTTGCCATTGGTGGCGGCGTTGGGCTGATCGGGGTCGATGCTATTCGTGGGGCTGCAATGCGAGTAATCGGTAACAAATTTGGTAGCTCGAAGGAGTAATTTATGCAGGCACTAAATTCCCAGCGTAAAGCTTTCCTTGATATGGTGGCATGGTCAGAAGGAACGGATAACGGGCGACAACCGACACGTAACCACGGTTATGATGTTATTGTTGGTGGCGAACTGTTCACTGATTACTCCGATCACCCTCGCAAACTTGTCACGCTAAAGCCCAAACTCAAATCAACAGCCGCCGGACGTTACCAGCTTCTTTCACGCTGGTGGGATGCTTACCGTAAACAGCTTGGCCTGAAAGATTTTTCTCCAGAAAGCCAGGACGCTGTAGCTCTGCAGCAGATTAAAGAGCGTGGCGCTTTACCGATGATTGACTGCGGCAATATTCGTCAGGCAATCGACCGTTGCAGCAATATCTGGGCGTCGTTACCTGGTGCAGGTTACGGTCAGTATGAACATAAAATCGGCGACCTGATTGCCCGATTTAAAGAGGCTGGTGGGGAAGTAAATGAAGCTGAGATATAAGCTGGTTATTGTTGCCTTCTTTGTTACCGTCATTGGTTCCTTCATCTGGTCTACCGGGCATTACTACAGCAAATATCAGCACGAAAAGGAGCGTGCTGATGAGGCTGTACGAAATGCTGAATCAGCAACTGCCATTACCCGTAACGTTCTGCAATCACTGCAAATCATCAATACAGTTATAGAGGCTAACCAGCATGCAAAACAGCAGATCGCACTGGAGTCACAGAGAACCCAGGAAGATATCAAAGTGGCTGTTGCGGATGATGATTGTGCTTCACGTCCTGTGCCTGCTGCCGCTGCTGACCGGTTGCGGAAGTACGCGGACGGTTTACGTGAGCGATCCGGTGGCACCGCTGCCAGCCAGCCTGACTTCTGATACTCCAGTACCGTTTATACCCAATCCGCTGACGTATGGTACCAGTCTGGAGTTGAATGTTGCTCTATTGTCAGCCTTGGGACAATGTAATTTTGATAAAACTGGAATCAGAAATATTGAATCACGGCGCGCTATTTTGCATTCGAAAGACAAATAGCTCGAGTTATATTTTTCATTATCGTTGCGAATGCTCATAATAAAGCTGTGTATTATGGTAATTTTATAAAACCTATGGGTTTAAGTTCAGATGCTAGCGTTTTTATAGCGTAATGTAGCAGCTTACATAAAATATGCATCGTGATTAACTATTAGGCCAACCTTTTGGACCAATATGAAAGTGGAAGTTTATACAAATCGTTTGTCGATGATTAAACATGTGTCTAGTAGAGCTAGTCATGAACAGGTTTATTACGTATCATTTTGTGTAGATTATCGAGAGTACAACTAGTAGAGCAGCTAATCTTTAGATAGTGCCAGTGATGTTCACTTACGATAAACTAACCTTTTCATTCAGTGGAGGTTATTATGTGGCATACATTACTTAACTGGCCTTGGGGAACTGTGTGGTCAGCTGTATCGGCTTTAGGTTCAATTGTAACTGTTACATTAGGTTTTTGGGCAATGAATGTTTGGCGGCGACAGGAGGCTCTGAAGGCCAAAATGGCTCTGAAAATGGCAGTGGCTGATTATTCAAATGCATTATCACAACTACCTTTATCTCTTAGTCGTAATGTTCGTATTGAAAAAAGGGCCGAGCTACGAGAGTTAAATCATAAATTAAATGCTGTTAATAATGCTTTTTTGATATGCGAACATATGTTGGAAAAATACCCACGTGTAAACAGCGGTTGTCGTTCTTTATCTGTTGCCCACAAAGAATATATTAGAATGAGAGATAATAGTATTCAGGCGAAATATATTTGTCATAATATTCTTTCAGAACAGTTTGTATTCAAATGAAAATGAACGATTGGTATTTACTTGCCGTTTATTCATTGGATTGAAAAGTCTATTTAACAAACCGTGTTAAAGCGGTTTCTGATTGCAGTTATGGTTAGATATTTAACGAAAACTACAGGGATAATAGATGCCTCCACGAACCCCAAAAGCCTGTCGCGTTCGCGGCTGCCGCCATACCACGACTGACCCGTCAGGCTATTGCGAAAGCCACAAAAGCGAAGGCTGGAAGCAATACAAGCCAGGCCAGTCCCGATACCAGCGCGGTTATGGTTCGAAGTGGGACGTTATCCGCGCGCGTGTGCTGAAGCGTGACAAAGGCCTGTGCCAGTTGTGCCTGCGTGCCGGTGTGGTGCGTGAGGCGAAAACCGTTGACCACATCATCCCTAAAGCGCATGGCGGCACTGATGCCGACAGTAATCTGCAGAGTCTGTGCTGGCCCTGCCATAAGGCGAAGACGGCCCGTGAACGGTTAAAGTGATAATAATTCTCAACTGTCTGTGAGGGAGGGGCGGGTCAAATCCCTGTGACCTGACGTCTTCCGGACTGCCCGCCCCCTCGAATTTTTATACCCGCGAAAAATGAAATTTAACCAGGAGTGCCGCATATGGCTGGAACGGCGGGGCGTTCCGGGCGTCGCCCCAAGCCTACGGCGCGCAAGGAGCTGGCCGGGAACCCCGGAAAGCGAGCCCTGAATAAAGAAGAACCAGTATTCACACCAATAAATGGGGTTTCTCCTCCGGACTGGTTTAACGAAGAAGATATGCCTCTGGCATCAGTTATGTGGGAACTGACCACCAAAGAATTGTGTGGTCAGGGACTGCTGTGTGTTACGGATTTGGCTGTACTGGAGCGCTGGTGTGTCGCCTACGAGTTCTGGCGGAGAGCAGTAAAAAATATCGCAAAAGAAGGTAACACCATAACTGGCGCTATGGGGGGGAAAATAAAGAACCCTGAACTTACTGCCAAGAAAGAACAGGAATCGGAGATGAGTTCTACTGGTTCTATGCTGGGCCTTGACCCCAGTAGTCGACAGCGCCTTATTGGTCTGGCCGGACAGAAGAAAACATCTAACCCATTCCTGAAGATGATCAACTCATGAGCCGGAAATCATATCCCAACGTTAACGCCGCTAATCAGTATGCCCGCAACGTTGTGCGGGGAAAAATCACGGCATGTCAGTATGTCATTCAGGCCTGCCAGCGTCACATTGATGATATGGCGGCGGAGAAGAGTAAAAGGTTTCGGTACCGCTTTGATAAAGACATGGCTGAGAAAGCTGCAAAGTTTATTCAGTTACTTCCACATACAAAAGGTGAATGGGCGTTCAAACGTATGCCGATTACCCTGGAACCGTGGCAACTTTTCATCGTGTGCTGTGCCTTTGGCTGGGTACAGAAGGGAACAAAGCTTCGTCGTTTTCGTGAGGTCTACACAGAGATACCACGTAAGAACGGGAAATCGGCTATTTCAGCTGGTGTAGCTCTCTACTGTTTCACCTGTGATAACGAATTCGGTGCGGAAGTATACTCCGGCGCCACGACTGAAAAACAGGCGTGGGAGGTATTTCGTCCCGCGCGTCTGATGTGTAAGCGCACACCACTACTGGTGGAGGCATTCGGTATAGAGGTGAATGCCTCAAACCTGAACCGTCCGGAGGATGGTGCCCGCTTCGAGCCGTTGATCGGCAACCCCGGGGACGGGGCATCACCGCACTGCGCAATAGTTGACGAATACCACGAACACCCTACGGATGCGCTCTACACAACAATGCTTACAGGTATGGGCGCGCGCCGACAGCCGCTGATGTGGGCAATAACCACGGCGGGCTACAACATCGAGGGGCCGTGTTACGACAAGCGACGCGAAGTGATTGAGATGCTGAACGGATCGGTGCCGAACAACGAACTTTTTGGCGTGATTTACACGGTTGATGAAGGGGATGACTGGACAGATCCAAAAGTGCTGGAGAAAGCAAACCCGAACATTGGGGTGTCAGTATACCGTGACTTCCTTCTCAGTCAGCAACAGCGTGCTATTAACAATGCCCGCCATGCGGGTGTGTTCAAAACGAAGCATCTCAATGTATGGGTTGCCGCCCGCACAGCATTCTTTAATCTGGTTTCCTGGCAAAACTGTGAGGATAAGACGCTGACGCTGGAACTGTTTGAGGGTCAACCCTGCGTACTGGCGTTCGATCTGGCTCGTAAGCTGGACATGAACAGCATGGCGAGGTTATTTACCCGTGAAATAGACGGGAAAACGCATTTTTACAGCGTGGCGCCACGTTTCTGGGTGCCGTATGACACGGTCTACAGTGTTGAGAAAAATGAGGATCGCCGTACTGCGGAACGTTTTCAGAAATGGGTTGAAATGGGCTTTTTGACAGTAACTGATGGTGCGGAGGTGGATTACCGCTACATCCTTGAAGAGGCCAAAGCTGCGAACAAACTGAACCCGGTCAGCGAATCCCCCATTGATCCATTTGGTGCCACCGGGCTTTCACATGATCTAGCTGATGAAAACCTGAATCCCGTCACTATCATCCAGAATTACACCAACATGTCCGATCCGATGAAAGAACTGGAAGCGGCGATTGAATCGGGTCGCTTTCATCATGACGGCAATCCCATCATGACCTGGTGTATCGGCAACGTGGTCGGCAAAACCATTCCGGGTAACGATGACGTGGTGAAGCCTATTAAGGAGCAGGCGGAAAATAAAATCGATGGTGCAGTTGCACTGATTATGGCGGTTGGCAGAGCCATGCTGTACGAGAAAGAAGACACGCTGTCTGACCACATTGAGTCCTACGGGATCCGCTCGCTTTAACTGAGGTAATTATGATCATGCTGATTCTCGCGCCTCTGGTGGGCGTGCTGGGTGCGCTTTTGCTGGCGTATGGTGCCTGGCTGATTTATCCCCCGGCGGGTTTTGTTGTTGCCGGGGCGCTGTGCATGTTCTGGTCGTGGCTGGTGGCGCGATATCTCGACCGTACACAGCAGTCTGTCGGCGGAGGTAAATAGTGTTCTTTTCGGGATTATTTCAACGAAAAAGTGACGCGCCGGTGACCACGCCAGCAGAGCTGGCGGATGCTATCGGGCTGTCATACGACACCTATACCGGAAAGCAGATCAGCAGTCAGCGGGCCATGCGACTGACGGCGGTTTTTTCCTGCGTCAGAGTGCTGGCAGAGTCGGTCGGGATGTTGCCCTGCAACCTGTATCACCTGAACGGCAGCCTGAAACAGAGAGCCACTGGCGAACGTCTGCATAAGCTGATCTCCACGCATCCCAATAGCTATATGACGCCGCAGGAGTTCTGGGAGCTGGTGGTCACCTGTCTGTGCCTGCGGGGCAACTTTTATGCCTACAAAGTGAAAGCATTTGGCGAAGTGGCTGAACTGCTGCCCGTCGATCCCGGTTGCGTGGTGCCGAAGCTTAACAGTAGCTGGGAGCCGGTCTATCAGGTCACATTCCCGGATGGCTCCACGGATGTACTGAGCCAGGAGGATATCTGGCATGTGCGCACGCTGACGCTGGACGGACTGGTGGGGCTGAATCCCATCGCCTATGCCCGCGAGGCAATATCGCTGGCGGCAGCGACCGAAGAGCACGGGTCCAGACTGTTCAGCAATGGCGCGGTGACGTCGGGTGTGTTGCGTACAGAGCAGACGCTGTCGGATCAGGCTTATGAGCGCCTGAAGAAAGATTTTGAGGAGCGTCACACCGGGCTTGGTAATGCTCACCGCCCGATGATCCTTGAGATGGGGCTGGACTGGAAGTCGATGGCGCTGAACGCCGAGGACAGCCAGTTCCTGGAAACCCGCAAGTTTCAGCTTGAAGAAATCTGTCGCTGTTCCGGGTGCCATTGCACATGGTGCAGAACACCGATCGCGCCACCTTCAACAATATTGAAGAGCTGGGGCTGGGATTTATCAACTATTCACTGGTGCCGTATCTGACCCGCATCGAACAGCGGATCAACACCGGACTGGTACGAAAAAGTAAGCAGGGCGTTTTTTACGCCAAATTTAACGCGGGGGCGTTACTGCGTGGGGATATGAAGTCCCGTTTTGAAGCCTATGCCACCGGGATCAACTGGGGGATTTACTCTCCCAATGACTGCCGCGACCTGGAAGATATGAATCCGCGTCCCGGTGGTGATGTCTATCTCACACCGATGAACATGACCACGAAACCCTCCGATGGCAGTAAAGCCGGTAAGCAGAAGGATAACGCCAATGCAGACGAAACAACGTCTTGATGTACCGCTGAGTCTTAAATCTGTAAGTGACTCCGGTGAGTTTGAAGGGTATGGCTCCGTCTTTGGTGTAAAGGACAGCCACGATGATGTGGTGATGTCCGGGGCATTTGCTGCTTCCCTGCGGGAGTGGAGTGACAGAAAAGCGTTACCTGCGCTGCTCTGGCAGCACCGCATGGATGAGCCCATCGGTGTTTACACCGAAATGAAGGAAGACGATGTCGGGCTTTACGTTAAGGGGCGATTGCTCATTGATGATGATCCCCTGGCAAAACGTGCACATGCACACATGAAGGCCGGTTCGTTAACCGGCCTTTCTATTGGGTACGTACTGAAAGACTAGGAATACGACCGGAGCAAAGAAGCCTTTCTGCTGAAAGAAATCGACCTCTGGGAAGTCAGTCTGGTGACGTTCCCGTCAAACGATGAGGCACGGATCAGCGACGTCAAGAACGCGCTGGCCCGCGGGGAAATCCCCGAACAGAAAAAAATCGAAAGAGTCCTGCGTGATGTCGGACTCTCCCGTACCCAGGCCAAAGCATTCATGGCCGGGGGCTATGGCGCACTGTCCCTGCGCGACGCTGAGGATGTGGGCTCTGCACTGAATGTACTGAAAAATCTGAACTTCTAATCAGGAGAAATACGATGGCGGTTGATATTAAAGATGTGGAACAGGTCGCGCAGGAACTGCAACAGAAGTTTGACGACTTCAAAGCAAAGAACGACAAGCGCGTTGAGGCGATTGAGCAGGAAAAGGGCAAGCTTGCCGGGCAGGTGGAAACCCTGAACGGGAAACTCAGCGAGCTGGAAAATCTCAAAAGCGACCTTGAAAAAGAGCTGCTTGAGCTGAAACGTCCGGCACGTGGAGCGCAAAACAAGGTGGCTGCAGAACATAAAGACGCTTTCGTCGGCTTTCTGCGTAAAGGCCGCGAAGACGGTCTGCGCGATCTGGAGCGTAAGGCGTTGCAGGTGGGCACTGATGAAGATGGTGGTTATGCCGTGCCGGAAGAGCTGGATCGCAGCATTCTCAGCCTGCTGAAAGATGAGGTGGTGATGCGCCAGGAGGCCACGGTGATCACCGTGGGCGGTTCCGACTATAAAAAACTGGTGAATCTGGGTGGTACGGCTTCCGGATGGGTCGGCGAAACTGACACGCGTTCCCAGACCGCTACTTCCAGGCTGGGACTGATTGAGCCTTTCATGGGGGAAATCTACGGCAACCCGCAGGCCACCCAGAAAATGCTGGATGATGCCTTCTTCAACGTGGAAGCCTGGATCAACAGTGAACTGGCGACCGAATTTGCCGAACAGGAGGAAATTGCCTTTACCACTGGTGACGGCACCAAGAAGCCGAAAGGGTTCCTGGCCTATGAATCCACCGAAGAGTCCGATAAGGCTCGTGCGTTCGGTAAACTTCAGCACATCGTATCCGGTGAAGCGACCGCGGTGACCGCTGATGCCATCATTAAGCTGATTTACACGCTGCGTAAGGCGCATCGTACCGGCGCGAAGTTCATGATGAACAACAACAGCCTGTTTGCCATCCGTCTGCTGAAAGATACCGAGGGTAACTATCTGTGGCGTCCGGGGCTGGAACTGGGACAGCCATCCTCACTGGCGGGTTACGGTATCGCTGAAAACGAACAGATGCCGGATATCGCCGCCGATGCGAAAGCCATTGCGTTTGGTAACTTCAAACGGGGTTACACCATCGTTGACCGTATCGGCACCCGCATCCTGCGCGACCCGTACACCAACAAACCGTTTGTCGGTTTTTATACCACCAAGCGCACCGGGGGTATGCTGGTCGATTCACAGGCTATCAAGCTGCTGAAAATCGCTGCGGCGTAATCACTGGTGGGGCGCTGAACGGCGCCCCTGTTCTGACAGGTGAGGGAATCATGATCCTGAAACAAGATCTCAAATGGTCGCCAGACGGTCTGCGTGTTGAAATCATTCGTGCCGGTGAACACGACGACAGGATACTCCCGGCCCGGGTGCAGGAGATTGCGCTTCAGACCGGGTTAGCAGAGTGCGAAACCAGTGCAAAAAGCAATAAAGCGGTGAAAGAGAAAAAATCCACGACCAGTCAAGAGGGCTGAGTATGCTTCTGAGCGTGGAAGAAATTAAAGCTCAACTCCGGCTGGATGAGGATTTTGAAGCCGATGAGCGTTACCTGCAACTGCTGGCCAGAGCGGTACAAAAGCGGACGGAGACGTATCTGAACCGGAAGCTCTATGCGCCGGATGAAACCATTCCGGACAGCGATCCTGACGGACTGCTCCTGCAGGATGATATCCGTCTGGGGATGTTGATGCTTATCAGTCATTTCTACGAAAACCGATCTTCCGTCACGGAAGTGGAAAAACTCGACATGCCACAGAGCTTTGGCTGGCTTGTCGGTCCATACAGGTACTTTCCACAATGAAAATTCGTCAGGCGCAGACCAGCGCCACATACCTTTTGCCCGACCCGGGCGAACTTGACCAGCGCATTGTTATCCGGCGGCGTGTCGATGTTCCGGCTGATGACTTTGGCGTAACGCCGACGTACCCGGAGCAGATCCGGACGTGGGCCAAAAAAGCGCAACCCGGTGCGGCAGCTTATCAGGGGTCTGTGCAGATAGAAAACAGGGTGACGCACTATTTCACCATCCGTTTTCGCCGCGGTATCACCGCCGATCATGAAGTGCTCCACGACGATATTTCTTATCGGGTTAAACGGGTCCGTGATCTGAACAGTAAACGCCGCTTTCTGTTGATCGAGTGCGAAGCGCTGGGTACCGATAACGGGAGTGACTATGCCGCAGAAAGCATATTTACACGTTGATTTCGTACAGCCGGAAGAACTGGTGTTTAACCGGGCGAGAATGCGACGGGCGTTCGTCAAAATTGGTCAGGTGCACATGCGTGATGCGCGGCGACTGGTCATGAAACGTGGCCGCTCGAAGCCAGGCGAAAACCCCTCGTACCGCACCGGCCAGCTGGCGCGTTCTATCGGCTACTACGTACCCCGTGCGTCAAAAAAACGTCCGGGGCTCATGGTGAAGATCGCGCCTAACCAGAAAAACGGCGAGGGCAACCGGCATATCAACGGTGCCTTTTACCCCGCCTTTCTGTTCTACGGTGTTCGCCGTGGGGCGAAACGTAAGAAAGGCCATCATCGCGGCGCATCAGGCGGCAGCGGCTGGCGTGTGGAACCACGTAACAACTACATGACTGAGGTTCTGGATAAACGCCGCAGCTGGACACGTTATGTGCTCTCCCGCGAATTGCGAAAATCACTCCGTCCTCAGCGAAGGAAGAAAAAATGAAATTAACCCCGATTATTGCGGCACTTCGCAGCCGTTGCCCTCGGTTTGAAAACCGTGTGGGTGGCGCAGCGCAGTTTAAAGCGATACCGGAGGCCGGAAAGCTCAGACTACCAGCCGCGTATGTTGTGCCAGCCGAAGACGTCACGGGTGAGCAGAAATCGCAGACCGACTACTGGCAGGATTTGACGGAGGGTTTTTCCGTCATCGTGGTACTCAGCAACGAACGGGATGAAAAAGGGCAGTGGGCTTCTTACGACGCAGTTCACGACGTCAGGCAGGAAATCTGGAAGGCGCTGCTGGGGTGGGAGCCAGATTCGCAGGCGCATGAAATTCAGTATGCGGGTGGGATGCTTCTCGATCTGAACCGCCACGAACTGTATTACCAGTTCGACTTCACGGTGAAGTATGAAATTACCGAAACAGACACCCGCCAGCAGGATGATCTGGACGGCCTGCCCGATCTTAAAACGCTCAGTATTGATGTTGATTTTATCGAACCCGGTACCGGGCCAGATGGCGACATCGAGCACCACACCGAAATTACATTTCAGGAATAAACCATGTTTGTGAAACCCGCAAAAGGGCGATCGGTTCCCGATCCGGCCCGTGGCGACCTTTTACCTGAAGGAGGTCGAAATGTTGATGAGAATAACTACTGGCTGCGCCGCGAGGCCGCTGGTGATGTCCGGCGCACGAATAAAAAGGTGAAAACAAATGGCGATTAGTTTTAATTCCATCCCGTCAGATACACGGGTTCCGCTGTTTTATGCCGAGATGGATAACTCGGCGGCAAATACCGCCCGGGACAGCGGGGCATCACTGCTGATTGGTCACGCCAGCAATGATGCGTCAATTGCCGTCAACAGTCTTGTTCTGGTGTCATCGGTTGATTATGCCCGTCAGATTTGCGGTGCCGGAAGCCAGCTGGCCCGTATGGTCGGGGCGTACCGTAAGACCGATCCATTTGGCGAACTGTATGTCATTGCCGTACCTGAATCCACAGGCGCGGCAGCAACCGTCGCTTTGACGGTAACTGGCGAAGCGACGGAAACCGGAACGGTGAATGTCTATACCGGCCGAACCCGCGTTCAGGCTCCCGTGACCAGCGGTGATGACGCTGCGGCGGTGGCTGTGAGCATTAAGGATGCGGTCAATGCAAACCCTGATCTTCCCTTTACGGCAACATCAGAAGCGGGGGTGGTGACACTGACTGCGCGCCACAAGGGGTTATATGGAAATGAAATTCCGGTCACTCTCAATTATTACGGCTTTGGCGGTGGGGAGGTGTTACCGGCGGGTGTGAATATTACGGTTGCCAGCGGCGTGAAGGGGGCTGGTGCGCCAGCTCTTAACGACGCGGTGGCAGCGATGGGAGATGAGCCGTTCGATTATATCGGCCTTCCGTTTAACGACACGGCATCGGTGAACACGATGGCAACTGAAATGAATGATTCCAGCGGTCGCTGGAGTTATGTCCGGCAGTTGTATGGTCACGTTTATACGGCGAAGACGGGGACTCTGTCGGAGCTTGTGGCCGCGGGTGACCAGTTTAACCTGCAGCACATCACCCTGGCGGGCTATGAGAAAGACACCCAGACGCCTGCTGATGAACTGGCTGCAAGCCGTACTGCCCGTGCTGCGGTTTTTATCCGTAACGATCCGGCGCGCCCGACCCAGACCGGGGAACTGGTGGACATGCTGCCGGCACCGAAAGGCAAACGTTTCACGACGACTGAACAGCAGACGTTACTTTCCCACGGTGTGGCAACGGCGTATGTGGAAAGCGGCGTGCTGCGTATTCAGCGGGATATCACGACGTACAGGAAAAATGCGTATGGTGTGGCGGATAACAGCTACCTTGACAGCGAGACGCTGCATACCAGTGCTTATGTGTTGCGCCGTCTGAAATCTGTTATTACCAGTAAATACGGGCGCCATAAACTTGCTAATGATGGTACGCGTTTCGGGTCTGGTCAGGCCATTGTCACGCCTGCCGTTATCCGTGGTGAGCTGGGATCAACATATCGCCAGATGGAGCGGGAAGGCATCGTGGAAAACTTCGATCTGTTCCAGCAACATCTGATAGTGGAGCGTAACGCGAACGATTCGAACCGCCTGGATGTGCTGTTTCCGCCTGATTATGTCAATCAGTTACGTGTGTTTGCAGTGCTTAACCAGTTCCGTCTGCAGTACAGCGAGGAGGCTGCATAATGGGAAAAATTGCGGGAACAACGTATTTCAAAATCGATGGACAGCAACTGTCGGTAACCGGAGGGATTGAAGTCCCCATGAACACCAAAGTTCGTGACGACGTGATTGGCCTGGATGGTTCCGTTGACTACAAGGAAACCAGCCGGGCACCGTATACGAAGGTGACCGCCAAAGTGCCGAAAAACTTCCCGGTCGATAAAATTACGTCTTCTGATGTTATGACCATCACATCAGAGCTGGCAAATGGTCAGGTGTATGTTCTCTCAAACGCCTGGCTGCACGGCGAAGCCAACCATAACCCGGAAGAGGGCACCGTGGATCTTGAGTTCCACGGTGAGGAGGGATTTTACCAGTGATAAAAGAACTTGTGCTCAAAAAGCCGATTATGGCGCATAACGAAAAGCTTCATGTGCTGGAGCTGCGCGAACCGTCCTACGATGAAATCGAAGCCATTGGTTTTCCGTTCACCGTTTCCGGTGACGGCGGCGTCCGGCTGGACAGTTCGGTTGCGCTGAAATATATCCCTGTGCTGGCAGGTATTCCACGCTCCTCGGCAGCGCAACTGGCAAAACTGGATATTTTCAAAGCCTGTATGTTGATCCTCAATTTTTTTACCCGGTCGGAGACGGAGGAGGACTCAGAAAGCGGGTCTACAACACCGCATACTTCTGGCGAATAAACCCCCTGGAGCTCCGGCGGGCGGCGATATCCGATTTTCTGGAGCTGGAGTTGGAGGCTGTCCGTATCAATGAGGAAATGAAGCATGGCTGACAGTTTCCAGTTAAAGGCCATTATCACTGCCGTTGACCAGTTATCGGGTCCGCTGAAAGGGATGCAGCGGGAACTGAAGGGATTTCAGAAAGAAATGGCCGGGCTGGCGATCGGTGCTGCTGCTGCCGGGACCGCTGTTCTTGGGGCGCTGGCGCTGCCCGTGAATGCTGCGATCGGCTTTGAGTCAAAAATGGCTGACATCCGGAAGGTGGTTGACGGCCTGGATGATAAAAAAGCATTCGCGCAGATGAGTGACGATATCCTGACGCTGTCCACACAGTTACCGATGGCGGCGGAGGGAATTGCAGAGATCGTGGCGGCGGGCGGGCAGGCAGGCATTGCCCGCGGCGATTTGATGCAGTTTGCGAACGACGCAGTGAAAATGGGTGTGGCGTTTGATACCACTGCCGAAGAGTCCGGTCAGATGATGGCGCAGTGGCGGACAGCGTTCAGACTGACGCAGGAAGACGTGGTTGTCCTGGCCGATAAAATCAACTATCTGGGGAATACCGGCCCGGCAAATGCGAAGAAAATTTCTGATATCGTGACGCGGATTGGTCCGCTTGGCGGTGTTGCCGGAGTGGCATCCGGCGAAATTGCCGCGATGGGCGCCACCATTGCCGGGATGGGGGTTGAATCGGAGATAGCCTCCACCGGCATCAAAAACTTCATGCTGTCGTTAACCGCAGGTAATTCGGCAACCAAAGCCCAGAAACAGGCTATGGCTTTCCTGAAGCTGAATCCCCGGAAACTCGCTGAGGATATGCAAAAGGATTCGCGCGGGGCCATGCTGAAGGTGCTGGACTCGCTCGCGAAAGTGCCAAAAGCTAAACAGGCCGCCGTCATGAATGCGCTGTTTGGCAAGGAGTCACTTAGCGCGATTGCCCCGCTGCTGACCAACCTGGATTTGTTACGCACCAATTTTGATCGTGTGGCTGATGCCCAGGAATATGGCGGCTCGATGCAGAAGGAATACGCATCCCGCGCGGCCACAACAGAAAACCAGCTGGTTCTGCTGAAAAACAGCGTCAATGCGATTTCGGTAACGCTGGGCGATACCTTCCTGCCCGCCATTAACGAAGCTGCAGAAGCGGTCATGCCTTACCTGGAGCAGCTCCGGACATTCGTTCGCGCGAATCCTGAACTGGTTCAGTCTGCGGCGAAGTTCGGCGCGGCGCTGCTGGCTGTTGGCGTATCCATTGGCAGCCTGTCCCGGGCTGTCAAAATCCTGAACAGTGTCATTAATCTCTCTCCGGCGAAAGTCGCCATTGCGGCGCTGGTGGCCGGCGCTATGCTGATCATTGAGAACTGGGACGATGTTGCTCCGGTGATTAAGGCGGTATGGCAGGAGGTCGATAACGTTGCGCAGGAGATGGGCGGATGGGAGACGGTGATTGAAGGGGTTGGTCTGGTTATGGCTGGTTCTTTTACCGTCAGGACCATTGGTGCCCTGCAGCAGTCCGTCCTGCTGGCCGGACGGCTTTCCGGTCTGCTGGGTAAAATTGGCCGGATGGGGGCCATGACGCTGACAATTGGCGTGGCGGTGTCACTCTTTAAAGAGCTTAAGGATCTGGAGCAGGGGGCAAAGGATGCGGGTATGGATGCTGGCGCATTCGCTGTACAGAAGCTGCAAACGAAGGAGCGTGAACGCGGGTATAACGGTTTTATTCCCAGACTCAAAGAGCTTCTTGGTATGGACACCCCGATTCCGCAGGGGCGTTATCAACCTTATGTGCCACTGACCCGGCGTTCTGGCGTACTCGAGCGAGCTGTCCCGCCATCAACGCAGCGCAGCGAACTCAAAGTGACATTTGAGAATGCACCACAAGGTATGCGTGTGACTGATATACCGAAATCCGGTAATCAATTGATGAACATCAGCCATGATGTGGGTTACTCACCCTTTCGTACATCACGATAAACCTGCTCCGGCAGGTTTTCTTATGGGGTAAATATGGCTTTTTTCTCCTCAACTGGCTGGCGCGGGCGCCTGCGTGATGCATCATTTCGTGGAGTGCCTTTCTCCGTTGAAGATGATGAAAGCACCTTTGGACGCCGCGTACAGGTACATGAATATCCGAACAGGGATAAGCCCTGGACGGAGGATTTAGGTCGCGCCACGCGCCGCCTGACGATAAATGCTTATCTTGTCGGTGATGATTACGCAGACAGGCGGGATCGTCTTATTGGTGCCATTGAAACCGCAGGCCCTGGTACGCTGGTCCATCCGCAGTATGGCGAAATGCAGGGCAGCATTGACGGACAGGTCAGGATCACTCACAGCAGTACAGAAGGGCGCATGTGTCGTGTCTCCTTTCAGTTTGTGGAAAGTGGGGAACTTTCTTTTCCGGTGGCAGGAATGGCAACGGCGAAGCGCCTGGAAACGTCAGGCGGGCTTTTCGACGATGCGATTGACAGTATGTTTTCCACATTCTCGTTGTCAGGTATTTCTGATTTTATCCAGAACGATGTCATTGCCGATGCAGCCTCCATGCTGGGCGATGTTGCCGATGCTTTCAGGATGGTTGACTCCGGCGTGTCTGCCGCAATGCGGCTGTTACAGGGGGATTTGTCTGTCATTCTGATGCCACCGGGCGCCGCAAGTGATTTCGTTAACGCACTGCAAAAAGCCTGGCGCTCAGGTGACAGGCTCAGGGGCAGTACATCGGATCTGGTCACGATGATAAAAACGATGTCAGGTATCACGCTTGATCCCGGTCTTTCCCCTCGAGGCACCTGGCCCACTGACTCCGGATCTGCTGCGAAACAGAAAATGCAACGCAATATGATCGCAGCCGCCATCAGGACAACAGCCATCAGCACAGCCGTCCACGCCGTGACAACACTGAAGCAGCCGCGTGATGTACCTGGTGTCCGGGGCGTAAATCAGCCTGCAGGAACAGGCCGTGACTCAGACATTATCACTGTCATGCACCCGGCGCTGGATGGTGTACAGACAGTCAGTAATGGCAGCTCTCCACCGAATTATGAGGATCTGAAAGCTATCCGGACCGCGCTCAATGCTGCGATTGACCAGGAGCAGTTGCGTATCCGGGATGATGTGCTTTTCCAGCAAATTTCCGTTATGCGGACGGATCTCAATCGCGATATTTCTGCACGACTGGCACAGGTTGAACGTACTGCATTGCGAACGCCTGATGATGTTCTGCCTGCACTGGTACTGGCTGCAGCCTGGTATGACGACGCCGGGCGGGAATCTGACATCCTCACTCGTAATCCCGTTCCCCATCCAGGATTTATCCCGGTTGAGCCGCTGAGGGTTCCGGTACGATGAATAATACGGTTTTTTTACGCGTCAACGGGCGTGACTGGGGAGGATGGACGTCAGTACGGATAAGTGCGGGCATTGACCGTATTGCCCGGGACTTTAATGTCTCGATCACCCGGCAGTGGCCTGGTGGAGAAGACGTACCGCCAGTAAAAAATGGTGACTCTGTTGAGGTACTCATTGGCGATGATTTAGTTATTACCGGCTGGGTTGAGGCGTTACCGCTACGTTATGATGCGCAGACCATTATGACGGGCATTGTCGGGCGCAGCAAAACGGCAGATCTTATCGACTGTTCTGCGTCGCCTGCACAGCATAACGGGGAAAATTTATTCCTGATCGCCAGCGCACTTGCCCGGCCATTCGGTGTGGACGTTGTTGATGCAGGCGCGCCGGCAGCCGCCGTTATTGAGGCTCAGCCGGAACATGGTGAAACGGTTGTGGACTGTCTGAACAGGCTGCTTGGACAGGCTCAGGCGCTGGCATATGACGACGAACGGGGACGGCTGGTTCTCGGCAGGCCGGGCAGTATGAAAGCAGCCACGGCACTGGTACTTGGCGAAAATATTCTTTCCTGTGATACCGAGCGTAGTGTTCGTGAGCGTTTCTCCAGTTATCTGGTTACGGGGCAGCGTCCTGGTACGGATGACGATTTCGGCGAGGCAACCATTGCTGCTATCCGGCAGAGTACTGGTGATGCAGGCGTCACGCGGTATCGTCCCCACACCATTCAGCAGTCAGGAACTGCCACAACTGACAGCTGCAAATCACGCTGTGAATTTGAAGCCCGTCAGCGTGCGGCGAAAACGCTGGAAACCACCTATACCGTACAGGGATGGAGACAGGGGAATGGCGAATTGTGGAAACCGAATCAGGCCGTGGTGGTGTATGACCCGCTGAACGGTTTTGACAATGAAACGCTGGTGATCGCCGAAGTGACGTACAGCCAGGACAATAACGGCACCCTGACCGAAATCCGGGTGGGCCTGCGGATGCCTATCTTCCTGAACCATTCAGGCCGAAAGCGAAGAAAAAAGTCAGTGAGGAGGCAGATTTCTGATGGCTAACCATCCTCTTCAGAACATGATAACGCGCGCAGTCATTACCGCGATTGATACCGTCAGAAAATGCCAGACTGCCGGACTGAAACTTATTGCCGGTGAAAAAAAAGAGAATGTGGAGCATCTTGAACCTTACGGTTTCACCTCTGCAGCACAGAATGGCGCAGAAGCGGTGGTATTGTTTCCCGGCGGTGACCGTTCGCACGGAGTGGCTGTGGTTGTGGCTGACCGCCGCTTCAGACTGAAAGGGCTGGCGCGCGGGGAAGTCGCGCTATATGACGATCAGGGGCAGTCGGTCACATTAACCCGAGCCGGAATAGTGGTAAATGGCGGCGGAAAGCCAGTTATTTTCACGAATGCCACTAAAGCACGTTTTGAAATGCCGATCGAATCCACTGGCGATATCAGGGACAACTGTGACAGCAGTGGAAAAACGATGGCTGAAATGCGCACGACCTATAACGGTCATACCCATAAAGAAAATGGCGATGGCGGCGGTATAACCGATAAGCCTGGCCAACCCATGAGCTGACACCATGATCCTTTATGTTAATGGAATCCGTAAGGATGCCACGGCTTCGCTCGACTTTCTGACGCGGGCAGTGGTGATTTCTCTTTTTACCTGGCGCCGGGCGGAGCGGGATGACAGGACCCCACAGCCATACGGCTGGTGGGGGGACACCTGGCCTGCTGTTCAGAATGACCGCATCGGTTCCCGCCTCTACCTGCTGAAACGCCGCAAACTCACCAATAAAACGCCGCAGGATGCCCGCGAATACATGCAGCAGGCGCTGGCGTGGATGACAGACGATGGCGTGGCGGCACGTATTGATGTGACATCTGAACGCACAGGAACAGATACCCTGGCAGCTGGCGTGACGATATATCAGCGGGACGGGGTAATTCACAATATTACATTCGATGATATATGGAGCAAACTTAATGGCTGACAGTCAATTTGCACGTCCTGAACTTCCTCAGTTGATTGCTACCATTCGCAGCGATTTACTGACCCGTTTTCAGCAGGATGTTGTGTTACGTCGCATGGATGCCGAGGTTTACAGCCGGGTACAGGCTGCTGCCGTACATACGCTGTATGGTTATATCGATTATCTGGCCCGGAATATGCTGCCTGATATGTGTGATGAGGACTGGCTTTACCGTCACGCGAGGATTAAGCGTTGTCCCAGGAAAAATGCCGTATCTGCGAAGGGATTTGCACGCTGGGATGGTATTGCCGGAACGCCGGAGATCCCCGCGGGTACACAGATTCAGCGGGATGATCAGGTTACATTCACGACCCTGCAGACGGTGAAAGCTTCCGGCGGCCTGTTACGTGTGCCGGTTATTGCTGATGTGGCGGGAACTGCCGGTAATACTGACGATGGTACGGCGTTACGCCTTGGCACGCCGATTACTGGTATTCCTTCTACAGGTTACGCTGACACTCTGACCGGGGGGGCTGATACAGAGGAGCCTGAAACGTGGCGCGCGCGCGTCATGGAACGCTATTACTGGATACCACAGGGGGGCGCTGATCCTGATTACGTCATCTGGGCAAAGGAAATCGCGGGAATAACCCGTGCGTGGACATTCCGCCATTATAAGGGGACCGGCACCGTTGGTGTGATGGTGGCTACCAGTAACCCGGTGAATCCGGCTCCTGGCGACGATCTCGTTAAGGCTGTACGTGACCATATTTTGCCGCTGGCACCTGTTGCTGGCGGCGGACTCTTTGTTTTCGCTGCCACTGAAAAAAGCATTCCGGTAACAGTCGCACTGGCCAAAGATACCCCGGAAATTCGTACTGCCATTATTGCGGAGCTAAATGCGCTGATGCTGCGTGATGGCGCGCCGTCCGGAAAAATTTATGTTTCGCGAATCAGCGAGGCGATAAGTCTGGCGACCGGGGAAGTGGCACATCAGCTGCGTGTGCCGGCGGCAGATGTGGTGCTGGGAAAAACTGAACTTCCTGTCCTGGGGAATATAACCTGGGCCACCTATACCGGGGAGAACGGATAACTATGGCATTACAGGACGAATATACGCAGTTACTTTATCACCTTCTGCCGGAAGGGCCTGCCTGGGACGGAGAAAACCCACTGATTGAAGGGCTGGCGCCGTCGCTGAACCGGGTACATCAGAGAGCGGATGAACTGATGGCTGAAATTGATCCGGCCAGAACCACAGAACTGATAGACCGTTATGAACAGCTGTATGGCCTGCCTGATTCCTGTGCACCGGAAGGCGTTCAGACATTACAGCAGCGCCAGCAACGGCTGGATGCAAAGGCAAATGTTGCTGGCGGTATAAACGAGAGGTTTTATCGGGAACAGCTTGATGCGTTGGGGTATACCGCTGCCACCATTGAGCAGTTTCAGAATCTCGACAGCACACCCGATCCTGAATGGGGGGAATTCTGGCGTTACTACTGGCGTGTGAATATTCCGGCTGATGCGAACATCAGCTGGCAGACCTGTACAAGCACCTGCGACTCTGCGATCAGAACGTGGGGCGATACTGTTGCTGAATGTGTGATTGATAAGCTTTGTCCGTCACATACGGTTGTTGTTTTTGCTTATCCGGAAGGAAAAGAGAATGCACAGAATTGATACGCCCACCGCGCAAAAAGATAAATTTGGTCAGGGAAAAAACGGATTTACGAATGGTGATCCCGCCACGGGCCGCCGCGCAACGGATCTCAACAGTGATATGTGGGATGCAGTCCAGGAAGAGGTCTGTACTGTTATTGAAGCCGCCGGCATACCACTCAGTAAAGGCGAACATACGCAGCTTCACGCCGCCATTGGCAGGCTGATCGATGAACAGGTTAAAACCCGTCTTGAAAAAAATCAGAATGGCGCGGACATCCCGAATAAGCCGCTGTTTCTCCAGAACGTCGGTTTAGGAGAAACGATAAATCTCGCTGCAGGGGCCCTGCAAAAATCGCAGAACGGCGGCGATATTCCTGACAAAAAACAATTTGCGAGAACCATCGGTGCGGTAACGTCAACCACCATTACACTTGGCGAATCAGGCTGGTTCAAAATCGCCACGGTTGTAATGCCGCAGGCTACATCAACTGCGGTGATTAAACTGTACGGTGGGGCGGGGTTTAACGCTGGTTCACCTGAACAGGCGGCAATCAGCGAACTGGTATTGCGTGCCGGTAATGGTTCACCTGTTGGAATAACCGCCACATTATGGAGGCGTTCACCTTCTGCTGCTAACGAGGTCGCATGGGTTAATACATCAGGCGACACCTACGATATTTATATTAATATCGGCCAGTATGCGTACTGGTTAATTGCGCAATATGATTACACCGGTAATGCAAATGTCACGCTGCACAGTACGCCTGAATATTCATCAGTTCAGCCGGGAAACTCAACCAGCGGTCAGACATATACACTGTTTAATAGTCTGATGAAACCCACAGCCGGTGACGTTGAGGCACTGTCAGTTAATGGAGGGAGGCTAAACGGTCCGTTAGGCATTGGTACTGATAATGCGCTGGGTGGTAATTCGATTGTATTCGGAGATAACGATACAGGGTTTAAGTGGCACAGTGACGGCGTTCTGGGGATTTATGCCAATAATGCTCTGGTTGGTTATATCGACAATTCCGGGCTGCACATGTCAGTAGATGTTCTCACTAATGGTGCCGTACGCGCAGGCAACGCAAAAAAACTGTCACTGACGAGCAATAATAATTCGACAATGACAGCCACGTTTAATTTATGGGGCGACGCAAACAGGCCAACAGTTATTGAACTGGACGACGATCAGGGATGGCATCTGTACAGCCAGCGAAATCCTGACGGTTCGATTGTCTTTACGGTCAATGGAGATATCACCGCTAACACGCTTCGTGCAGGCGGGGCTATCTATCAGAATAACGGCGACATCTTTGGTTCGCTATGGGGAAATGGCTGGTTAAGTACCTGGATTAATAATAATCTCGTCTTAGATGTTCAGTTAGGGGCTGGCACATCAGTGACTACCTGGAACAATGCAGGTTCCTGGCCTAACACTCCCGGATATGTAGTTACCTCCGTCTGGAAAGATTATCAGGGCGAAAATATTGATGGTATTAATTATGCGCCTTTGCAAAAACGAGTCGGGAGTCAGTGGTATACCGTACAAGGGGGAACGGTATAATGAAAAAATATCAGAATATCAAAAATTTCAGACTTATTGACGCGCCCGTAAACAGGGATAAAACTCAGGCTGAAATAAATATAGGTGCATATTTTCTGGAGTCGGACGATGGACAGGACTGGTATGAGTGTCAGTCATTATTTTCTGATGATACTGCAAAAATAATGTACGACCATGAGGGGGTTATCTGGGGTGTTGTTAATAAGCCAGTCCCGCAACGAGGAAACACATATTCTGTATCAATGTTGTGGCCGGTTAATATGTCTGTTGCGGAAATAGACGCTGCTGACTGCCCTGATGATTGCCGTGGTGATGGTACGTGGTTATATCAGGACGGTAAAGTCGTTCAACGGGGTTATTCTCCGGAAGAGCTGCGTAAAAAGGCGGAGGCTGAAAAAGTTCGCCGCCTTGCTGAGGCTGAATCAGCCATCGCACCACTGGCACGGGCAGTAAAACTAAAAATTGCCACAGATGAAGAGATTAAACGGCTGGAAGCATGGGAACTTTATAGCGTAATGGTAAACAGGGTGGATACATCTGCGCCTGACTGGCCGGATATACCACGCTAAATATTCAGGCGGGTTTATTACCCGCCTTTTCTTTTTCCTGTCGTTGTGCCATCAACCTGACAGCCGGTACAAATAGCCCCCTCTTGTGTACTGACCTGAAAATATACTCACCCCTTAACCACGGAGTTAACCGGATGAGTGATTTTCACCACGGCACGCAGGTCATCCAATTTAATGGAGGTACGCGCGTCACATCCACGATATCGATCGAAATCGTCAGTATGGTCTTTACGTTTAGCTTTGCCGAAACATTGCTCGCGTTTATATCATACGTTTGCAAATAATTATCTCCAGGAGCTGATAGTCAAACTGCTGGTATCCATAAAAATATGTTCATGCTTAAATTCTATAAAATTACAAAACTCTTCATAATTGTGCCGTATAGAACAATTAAAATAATGCCTTAGCCCACCGCAGACACCATCAATGTATGGATCGCCATAAGGTTTACTGTGCATAATTTCAAGTCCTTTTTTCAATGCCGGATGCTCGCTGCGGTTAACGGCGATAATCCCATTTTCAAGACTCATGCTATTACCTTTACGACTTACATGAACAGCAATACCATCAGGTAAATACAAAGTGCCGAGTTTACCTGTAAGTAACATATCAGCATCAAGATATATGCAGCCACCTCCAGGTTGCAGGTGATGGCAGCCATGTTTGCCCGCCTCCAGAAAAGCATTACTTCCTTTTAATAAAAAAAGATTTCTGTAAAAATCAAACCGTACATGTCCCAAGCGTTTATCATGGGACGAAACAAGGGACTCCTCTGGATTGTTCTTTAAAACTTCATTTAAACTCTTTTTTATCTCACCAAGCAGATATTCATCTCTGACATTTGCTGGTTGAGCTTCAATTTTAGCGATGTTTTCTAAATAAATATCTGATAGTTTCTTGTCATACATGCTATAATCCAGGTCGGAATTATAGATAACCTTTATATTTTCATATTGTTTTTCCAGCTTTGCTAATGCTTTCTTTTGTCCAGCACTAAAATTCCCATCAACTAAAACCCCGATAGTTCTCTCTTTTTCTATTATAGCGGCGTTGATAATATTATTGAGATAGGGGTTTTGTTGAGTATTAATAATTGGGATCTGGTTTTCCCCAAACCTGCTTGGGTTTCGTTCAAACCATTGAAAAAGTAGGGGGGTGTGCTGATCTAATGGCAATAAAGGATATTCAACTCCGGCAAAGTTTGCACTACCTGATGAAGGCAGAGTAATAGCTGGAGTTGCAGTATGAGAATAGTTCTGGCATGAAAGAAAACCTCTGACTCGAGAAAACAT